ATGTCGACCATGGCATCGGTCCGCAAGCCTCGCACCCTCAAAGACGGTTCTCAGGTATGGGACGTCAACTTCCGTATCGACGGCCGTCAGTCGTCAACCAGCTGGGACACCCTGAGTGCTGCCGAGGCGTTCAAGGCAGCAGTTGACGCACATGGTGCGGCGCGCGCGTGTGAGCTGTACAGAATTGACCCCAATCCGCGGGCTCGCACCCCATCTGCCGGGATCACTGTTGCCCAATGGGTCAGGCACCATATCGACCACCTGACGGGGCTCGACGGCTACACCATTTACAAGTACGAGGCTTACCTCAAGAACGACATCGCGCCCATCCTCGGGGATATCCCGATCACTGCACTTTCGGAGGAGGACATGTCGCTGTGGGTTAAGCACCTCGAGGAAACGCCCACCAAGAAGGGCACGAAGATCTCGCCCAAAACCTTGTCGAACAAGTACGGGTTCTTGTCGGGTTGCCTTAACGCTGCTGTGCCGAAACTCATCCCCCGCAACCCTGCAGCGGGCCGCAAGCTAAAACGAGCGGGCGGCGATGAAGACGATGATCACGACATCCAGATGCTCACGCATGAGCAGTTCGACCTCTTGCAGAACTCGACCACCGAATACTGGCGCGAGCTTCAGGAGTTCCTTGTCGCGTCTGGATGCCGGTGGAGTGAGGCCACTGCCTTGCAGCCGGCCGAACACATCGACAAGCGCAAGGGAACGGTCAAGATTCGGCAGGCGTGGAAGTATTCACCAGACAAGGGCTATTACCTTGGGCCTCCGAAGTCGAGACGCTCGCGGCGCGAAATCGACGTCCCCGACCACATCCTCTCGCGAGTGGACTTCTCAGAAGAGTGGATGTTCCGTAATCGCGCTGGGGGCCCTATCCGGTATCACGGATACCTCGATCGGGTCTGGAACCCAGCTGTTGCGCGAGCAGGGCTGGTTCCGCGGCCGACACCGCACGATCTGCGCCACACGTGCGCTTCTTGGCTGCTGCTGGCGGGAGTGCCGATCACTGTGGTGTCGCGCCATCTGGGTCACGAGAACATCCAAACCACTGTTGATACATACGGAGACGTTGATCGGTCCAGTAGCAGGGCTGTCGCCGACATCATGGGTAAGACTCTCCGCTGAGACCAGATCGTTACCTTCATTCAAGGTTTTCGGCCGGGTGACGGGGTGTAACGTTTTGTTCACTCCGGGGTGTGTCTAACTTTCAATTCCTTTACTTCGCAAAGGTTTTCACTGATGCCTGCTGCTTTAGTCGCGTTTACCCTTGTCACGGTCTGTTGGTCTCTGTGGATCAGGCGTATGACGTGGACTCGCCATATGGAGGTCGCCGCTACCCTCAACATTGCGTTGCAGGGTGCGGCGATTTTTCTTATGTCCCCGTTGGCATCTCGAACACTCGGGGTTTGGTTGCACGCGCCGACCGGGTGCTGGAATCTTGAGGATCTGATCGGCCATGATTGTTATGTTGTTGCAGCATCGGCGTTTTGCTATCACATGATTATCCGGCTTGACCAGGAGCAGCTGAAACGCCGATTCAAACTTCACGTCGAACTCCCCGCGACCCTTTGCCTACCGATCATGCTGGCACTCTTCACTATCGGCAACAGCGCCAAGGTCTATAACGATGACTTCTTTCGCGTTGTTGCGGACGTGTCGCTAACCGCTTACTGGATCGTGCTCTGCGGAACGCTGATGTACCTGCTGGGATACAGCATCTACTCGCTGATACCGATGTGGCGGGACCGGCCGGCGATCCGTGGGCTGTGTGGGTCCTACATGCTGGCCGCAGGGTTTGGCGTGGCCGCGTGCGTGGTCAGGATCGCGACGACATTCCTACCGCCCGAAATGCAGGTCACCGCAGCGGCTTCCCTGCCCGTGTGGTTCCTCGCGTGCTGCTGCGGATTGGGGTTCGCCGCGATCTCGGCTCATTCGTGGCTGGAGAAGAACCGCCTCACGGGGCGGGTGTATTAGGTCCGAACGTATCGGGGTGGACGGGCGCGCGCTTGGTCGTCTTGGCAGGCCGCGCCTTAGTCTTTGTGCGGCCCTGGACTTTTGGGGCTTCTGAGCCCTCCACGAGGCGCTTCTGTAGCTCCGTCGCTAATTCCGTGGTAGTGATGCGGGAAATGTCGGGCCGGACAGAAACTTCACCAAGATCCTCGGGCCCGATAACTCCTGCGGCGGCGAGCGCTTCGAGGGTCACCAGGCCGAAGGCTTTGGCGAACTGAACCACCTTGTTGGGGTCGGGGCGTGATTGGCTCTCGCCCTTGATCCAGTTGGAGATCGTGTTGGCGCTAAGTCCGGCACGATTCCCAGCGGCCTCGTAGGTCATTCCTTTTGCTGCCGCCTCGACGAACGTAGACCACCGGGCGGCGTCGAAGTGTCCGTTCACGTTGCGAACTGTAATGCATTGCGTTGCGTCCACGCAACAAATTCGGCAAAGTTTACCGTACGACCGCAACGCATTGCGTTTCGTAAACCCGCACGTTGTGGGCGACTCTACCCCAGGGGGTCGCCATGCATGCCATCAAAATGCCGTTGCGGCAACGCAACAAGGCATGCGACACGCGGACGAAACGCGTTGCGTTTGATACCGCAACGCTCTACGGTTCACATCACAACAGAAACGCAATGCGATTCGGAAGTGGGCGCCGTATGGCAATCAGGTTCAAACGTCAGGGCCTCGACCTCATGCGTAAGCACAACGGGGGAGATCCCGGCGATATGCAGTTCGCTCGGGACATCGGCATGGACCGCGTCACGGTTTATCGCGTGCTCAATGGGCACGCAGATCCAGGCATCAAGTTCATCAACGGCGTTCTGAACGCGTACGGCGCTAAGCGGTTCAACGAGTTTTTCGAGGCAATCCCGGACGAGGCCGCATCGTGAGCGACCGTATCGAGACATTCTCGTTGGCCCAGGTGGTGGCTGACGTGCTGCCCGAGGAATGGACCGATGGTGAGCGCTGGTTGCGGCGACGACTGAATCGCGGCGAGATCGAGGGCTACAAGGTTGGCCGCGAGTGGCGCTTCACGAAAGCCCAAGTTGATGCGCTGATCGCGCACTTCACTAACGCCAAAACGGAGGTGGCCGCGCCAGAGGAAGATACCGAGTCCGCGGCGCCGCTGGCGCTGGGTCTCTCCGCGCGATCACGTCGACGGCTGGTGAACGCATGACCGCCCGTCCGGAAACGCTCGAGGCAGCATTGGCGGAACTCGACCGCGTGAGCGCCGACCGCGATCGGCTGCTGCAGAAGTTGGACGACGAGCCGGATTCGAAGAAGCAAGCGCGCGAGCTGCGGTACCTGGTTCAGCTGTACCTGGGTAACGCGTCCAGTGATGGCGAGCGTGCGGCGATCATCAACCTGGCTGAGCTGCTGCGGACAATGAGCGCTGCCGCTGAAGCGTTGGCTACCGAGATCAAGCATTACGCCGACGCCGAGTGCGTCGCGCGCGATGAGCGTGACGAGCTGCAGGAGCGGGTCGCGGAGCTTTCGGACGAAGTCGCGGATCTGCGGACGCGCGAGTGCGCAAGGTCGGTGGTCCTGTGATCGCGGCCGGTAGCGCACTGGGAATCTTATTCGGCTTGGCTGTCGAGTTCCTGCGTGGCGCAGCGTCTTCCACGGCAACGGTATGTCAGCGGCTGGCTGAGCAGCGCGGCGGCCCCGTGGAGGTGTCGCACGCCGACCTGGAGTCGCACGTCTACTCCAGCCTGGCTGGGCCGGGTGGATTGAGCTCCTCCGTCGCCGAGGCATTCGCGGAATGTGTCGCCGCTGACCTGCTGGATGAGTACCGCATCACCAAGAAGTAGGCCCCGCTGCTGGAACAGCGGGGCCAGGCAATGGATCACAACGGAGAGAGGAACCCAATGCCAACCATGGAGTCTACCCACGAGATCAAGGAACGCGAGGACGGCGCACTGGTCGCGTACGTCGAGCGGGCGCTGGGGCCGAGTCAGGTAGGTGTTGCGATGCCACATCCTGCCGGTGACGGATGGCTGACGATCCTGTGGGACGAGAAGGCCCAGAGTGCGGAATTCACGGCGCACGCTGCCGGTCCACGTTGCGACGAGAAGGCGCGGGAAGCCGCCCGCCAGCTGCTCGAATTTCACGCCGCAATCATCGCGCGTCTTGTTGCGGCGGTGGAGAAGTGAGCGCCACGGCAGTGCGGCGCGTTCTGATCGGGATGCTCACGGGCGCGGTGCTGGCAATGGCTGCGGTCGGGTACGCCCAGCGTGCGCATGCCGCACCGAACGACGGCTGCGAGACGGTGAGCTGGGGCCTGTTCGGCAGCCAGTTGCGAACGATCTGCGACGGCCCGAAACGTCCTGACGGCAGCTGGATTCGGGAGCGCCGGATTTGGACGGCCGCAGGATGGGTGCGGGGCAGCACCTACTGCGGCTACTACTCGTGCACTCGCAGCGAGGGCTACTACCGCCAGGAAAGCACGCAGGGCTACGAGAAGTACCTGGTGTTCGACTACAACGTGGTTCCCGGTGAGCCGGATTGGCTGCCCGCCGGAACGGTGGTCGTCCGGTGACGGCGCCGCAACCGGTTTGGACACCGGCCGATTACGACACGACGGTGGCGGCGCTCAAGCTGCACCAGGCGGTTTCAGTCCCTGGCGGGGTCATCCTGCCGCCGAAGCGTGGGCGCAGGTACCGGGGGCAGCACCGCGCCAGCAAGTTCCGGCCGACCGTCGCAGATCTTCGGGACGGTGGTCTCCGGTGAACACCCCATACGTGCCTGTCGGAAACGTGAAGATCGAGAACGGGTTGGTTGATGTGCGCGTGGACCCCCGGACCGGATTCGTGGTGGCCACCATCGAGGATGAACGAGGCCGACTAGCGGCGAGCGCGGTTCTCACCCCGGAAGCGGTTCTTGAGCTCACCAAACTTATGGCTCGCGCATCCGCGATCGCCCCGAGTATCAAGGCGGCGCACGAGGTTCGGATGCGGGCCCGCGCAACAGCCGAGGACACCTACGACCGCATCGTGAACCGCGCAGTCGGCGGTGTGCGGTGAGGCGGCCCGGGGTGGACCAGTCGTACGAAACCGACCTCGATCGTGTGGCTGAGGATGCGCTCGACCTGGTCGGAAGGCTTCGTGAGGACGATCCGCGCCGGGTGTTTGAGCAGCTTCGGCTCCTGGCAAAGCTGCACCCGGCTAAGTATGCGCAGATCGCGATGGCGCTCGCGGCGTTCGTCAATCCCGACGAGGGCACGGTTGCGTTGCGGCGCCGGGTCGACGCCATCGTAGAAAACCGCGCTCACCTGTCGGCGTCGGCGTCATGACGCGTGCACTGGCGGTCGCCGCCTGGGTGTTCGGGCTGGTGGCGTGGGGAGCACTCGTCTTGTTCTGCATCGAACTGTTTGCGGTCGCCCTATTGCTTTGCGCCGCATCGATCTTGCTGTGGGGTTTCCGGCTTTACCCGGACCCTGCCGACCAATCAGAAGAGACAGGGGTGAACCAGTGATGGCGTACGAGTACGAGGCCGAGGAGTGGCGGGCAGCCACGCACACGATGACGGAAATGGAGCGCGCCGCAGCAGATGTCGCACGACGCGGAGCGCTCGGCATGGCCGGTGACCGCACCGACGCTCTCGACGAAGTGAGGAGCTACCAGTGACCGATACCCCGTTTTGGGCCAACTATGCCGAGATGGCTGGCGACTACAAGGATCGTGACGAGTGGCTTGAGTTGCGGCGCACTGGTATCGGTTCGTCGGACTGCTCAGCAGTTCTCGGGATGGGCAAGTACGGTTCGCCGTTCTCCGTATGGGTGGAGAAGACAGGCCGAGCCCGCCCGGAGGACGAGACCGAGGCGATGATGTGGGGCACGCTGCTGGAGCCCGTCATTCGCGAGGAGTTGGCTCGCCGCCTCAACGTGGAAATCGTTGAGTGCAAGACGCTTCGGTCGTTGGTGCGGCCCTGGCAGCTGTACAACCCGGACGGTCTGATCCTCTCGCTCAACGCCCTCGTAGAGATCAAAAATGCGTCGGCATGGCTGGCATCTGACTGGGAAGACCAGGTGCCAGATCACGCGGAACTGCAGGTGCAGCACGGGATGGCGGTCACCGGCGCTGACGGGGCTTACGTGGCCGGCCTGGTGGGTGGAAACCGGTTGCGCTGGGAGTACATCCCGCGTGACGAGGACCTGATCGCCACGATCAATCAGGCCGAGCAGCACCTATGGGAGACATACATCATCCCCGATGTCGCACCGCCGATCGACGGCTCGGACGCAACCGCGGAGGCCATCGCCGCACGCTGGCCGCGGCAGCCGGGAGTGGAGCTGATCGCAGAAGACCCCGCCTCGGTGGCCGATGCCGTCTCGGCCTATCGCTGCGCCCTCGCGCAGGAGAAGGCGTCGAAGGTGGCCAAAGCAGAAGCGGTGAACCGGCTAGCCGCGCTGCTGCAGGGCGCTGACGTGCTCACAGATGAGGTGGGCAACAAGTTGGTTGCACTCAAGCGAGGCCAGTTCCGAGAGAAGGAATTCCGCGCTGAGGAGCCTGACGCGGACCTGTGGCTCCACAAGGTGGAGGTCGTCGACCGCGACCTCCTCAAGTCCGAAAACCCCGAGCTATATCGGCGTTTTCAATCCACATCCATCTACATACCGAAAGGGAAATGACCACCATGGCAAGAGATCTGGCCCGACGAGCACAGCAGTCGGTCGCCCAGCAGGGCGGCGGCGAGTCACTGCAGACCCAGCTCGCGAAGATGGAGACGCAGTTTCAGCGCGCCATGCCGCGAGGAGTGGAAGCCGTACAGCTGATCCGCGACGTGATGACGTGTGTGAAGCAGACGCCGAAGCTGGCAGAGTGCGACCCGGTATCTGTGTTGGGGTCGGCGATGACATGCGCACAGCTAGGTTTGCGCCCGGGTGTGGGCGCATTGGGCCACGCGTGGATTTTGCCTTTCTGGGACAGCAAGACTCGCGGCCAAAAGGCCCAACTGATCATCGGCTACAAGGGCTATGTCGAGCTCGGTCACCGCTCCGAGCAGATCGCGTCACTGCACTCGCGGATCGTGTACAGCAACGATCAGTTCGAGGTCGAATACGGTGCGGCCGAGGATAAATGGGTGCACCGCCCGAACCTGGACGGCCCGCGGGGAGATGCCCGCCTGTTCTACGCGGTTGGGCGTCTAGCCAACGGCGGTTACTCGCTGACCGACCCGATGACGGTCGCGGACATGGAGGAACATCGAGACAAGTTCGCCATGGCCAAGACCCGCGAAGGCAAGATCATCGGTCCGTGGTCGGATCATTTCGACGCCATGGGCAAGAAGACGATGCTGTTGCGGCTGATGGCGTTGATGCCGAAGTCGACGGAGATTCAGCGGGCCATCGACAACGACGGCAGTGTGCGCCTGGATCTTTCTGAGGGTGCGATCGACAGCCCGACCCATATCGACGGTGAGGTTGTCGGTGAGCCGGTGGACGAACCGACACCTGAGCGGGAGTCAATCGATGTTCGCGGCCCAGTCGAGGACGTCATGATGGCGACGGGTCAGCAGCTGGCCCGGCTGGCGCAGATCCGGAAAGAGCAGGGCTTCGGCGGTGACGATTCCGGCTGGTTCGACTACGTGCTGTCGGCTACCCAGGCACGGGTCAGCCGGGATCAGGATCTCACACAGGAACAGGCGCAGGCGTTGATCGACCTCTTCAACGACGACGTGAAGCAGGAGGCCGGCAAGTGAGCATCACTGTGGCAACGAAGAAACTAATCGAAGTCCTGACCGACGCGCTCGCCGTGAGCAATGGGACAGGTGGAGGTGTTCACCTCACCACTACCCGCGGGCCGTGGCGCGAGGAACCCGGGGACGTGGATCTACTGGTTGCGACATCGACTACCAAGAACGTCCTTGGGCATACCTGGATTCCGGTCGACGGCCGGATCGACCCGATGGTGTGGCCCTGCCAGTCGGTGAAAGACGTGTTGACGCTGTGCAAGTCGTGGCTGAAGGGCGACGAACACACCGTCGATATCGATCTGGAATTGGCCGACCCGCCCGAGAACAAGAAGGACGACGGGCACCCCGGGTGGACTATCAAGCTGACCGAGACTCCAGCACTGTTCGACTCGGACAACACCATTAAGTTCCACGCGCACCACGGTTCTCGGTTCCCCCTCGAACTGGTCGGTCGGATTCGGACAGGCCGGTTCCCGGTGAGAGACGACTACGAGGAGGTGCCGCTGACACTGTGGTCGGCTGCGGTGTTGTCGCCGCTGGTGAAGGTCGCTAAACGCCGGAACATGCAGATCCAAATGTTCCGCTCGCCGGAACGACGGCTACAGCTCGTGCAGATCGGCGACACCTGGATCGGTGCGGCCACCCCCGGCGTACCCCTGCCAGGAGACCCGACCGACGAGCCGAGCATCGAACCGGTACTAGGCGCAGAAGACGACCTCGTTGCGGCGTTGAAGGAGATGGAGCGCAGCGGCATCTCCGTCTCAGTCGAGAACCCGCAAGGCGTGCTTGGCGAGGTGGTGGCTGACGCGGCCGACAAGTTGGCCGGCGGTGCCGGCTCGCGGGAGCTGTTGCGGCAGGCCGTGGAGCTGATAACCAGCACACAATTCGTGTCGGCCGCCAACCTGCAGCGCAGGCTCAACATCGGATTCGCAAAGGCTGAATGGATTCTCGCCGAGCTGACCGCGGCAGGAATCGTGACAGCGGCCGAGGGGTCCAGCGCACGTAAGGCACTGTTCGGGCCCGCTCAGGTGGCCGAGGCGCTCCAAGCACTCGAGAACGCGAGCGAGCAGTGACCACACCGACGCTGCCAGACACCTCCGAGGCGGTGTTCTTTGTTCCGGGCAAGCCCGCCCCGCAGGGCAGCAAGAGGCATGTGGGTCGCGGCATCTTGGTTGAGTCGTCGAAAGAGGTTGGGCCGTGGCGCGAACGGGTCGCGCTCGTGGCCCACGGGGCAATGGCTGGCCGCCCCATATTCGACGGGCCAGTGTCGGTCACGCTGCAATTCGTCCTGCCCAGGCCGAAATCAGCCCCCAAGTTCCGGACGCCGCCGGCGACCAAGCGGCCCGACTTGGACAAGCTGGAACGCGCCATTCTCGACGCCCTCACCGATGTGTGTTTCTCCGACGACTCGCAGGTGGTGAGCCTGTCCGGCTACAAGCGGATAGCCGAGCTAGGGGAGACGGCCGGGGTCGAGGTCCGCGTAGAGGGCTTCGGATCATGAGCCTGAGGTGGCGCGGACACAGCGAGATCATCGGTGCCCTAGTCGCGGTCGGGCTGCGCGGCACCTACATGGTTCAGAGCGTCGGCCGCGAATGGATCCTGCAGGGTGTCGGGCACGACGGCCTGCCGATGCTGGCATTGCCCGCGGAAGGTAAGGCGTTCGCCGCGTTGCATACCGCGCAGCTGTACGCCATCGAGCTCGACGGCGCGCACGCCGAAGCCCAGGCATCGGGGGTGTGACGGTGGCGCAACTCGGACACACCCTCACCGCGATCGACCGCGGCGCAGTGCTGGGAATCCTCGGTGCAGCCGACTCCGTGCTGGCCACCAAGCAGCTCGCCGAACGGCAGAGCAAGGCAATCGCCACGATCCGGGAACTACACAGGCCGATCAACTTGGTCACCTGCGCGGAGTGCGGCGACACCGCTGACGGCTGTGAATGCGACGAGGAGACGGTGTCCACCATCTCTCGGGCGGTTTGTGAGGAATGCGGCCAGGGCGAAGACGGGGAGTGGACCGATCACCCGTGCGCGACCGTCCGCGCGATCGACGAGGCAGGTGCGTGATGCTGGCACCCAGGATCGGATCACTCTTCTCGGGCGCCGGTGGCCTCGACCTGGCCGTTGAGCATGTCACTGGTGGCCGCACGGTGTGGCATTGCGAGGCCGACCCGGACGCGGCGAAAGTCCTTGCGGCGCACTGGCCCAGCGTGCCGAACCTCGGAGACATCACCGCCGTTGATTGGTCGGCAATCGAGCCGGTCGACGTGCTGTGCGGTGGGTTTCCTTGTCAGGACGTGTCAGCGGCGGGCCGTCGCGCTGGTATCGCATCGGGCACAAGGTCGGGGCTCTGGCTGGAGTACGCCGAGGCAATCAATCAACTGCGACCACAACTCGTGGTCATCGAGAACGTCAGGGGGCTACTCAGTGGCTACGCCCATCGCGCAATGGAACCCGGCCCGGACGATCTGGGAGACCGATCAAGCCGACCTCTTCTGCGAGCAGCGGGAGCCGTACTCGGAGACCTGGCCGACCTCGGGTACGACGCGCAATGGACGACTGTTGCCGCTTCCGAAGTCGGAGCACCACACCGCCGCGAACGGGTCTTCATTGTTGCCTACCCCGCGGGCAAGTCGTGGAGCCTCGACCAGCGAGACCTGCGACGCGCTGCTGCCGACCCCCACGACGCAACCCTGCACGGGCAACGGTCACGCCAGGAACCTTGGCGCAGAGGTGAAAGCCCTACTGCCGACACCGAGGGCGACCGATGGGACGAAGGGCGGTCCGAACCAGCGGGGTTCATCCGGCGACCTGATGCTGCCCTCGGCGGTCATGAGGCTGACCGAGTAGAGCTCCTGCCGATCCCGACAGCCAGCCGGAGTAACCAATCGCCGAGCCCTGGCGCAGCCATTCGCCCTGGGCTGGACTCCATCGCAGATCTGCTGCCCACGCCGTCGGTGGCTGACGGGATGGGTGGTCACCTCTCGCGCTCGGGTGCGCGCAGTGACGCGCTGCTGCTGCCCACACCCGCAGCGCGCGATCACAAAGGCGCTGCAGACCCGCACCGAGAAGGCGGATACGACCTGTATTCGGCGCTGGCCCTGCTACCGACCCCGGCAGCGAGCGACGCCACCGGGGGCGGCCAGTCACCCGACAGGCGCGAGGGCCATTCCCGCCAGCTCATTGACTTCGCGCTGCTCGACGGCACCTCAGCATGGGGTAAGTACGCGCCCGCGATCCGGCGCTGGGAGGCCATCACGCGCGATGCCCCCTCGCCGACGGAGCCCGGCGCGAAGGGAAACCCGCGTCTTGCGGCTCGGTTCTCTGAGTGGATGCAGGGCTGGCCGCTCGGATGGGTTACCGCCGTGCCGATCTCACGCAGCGCCATGCTGCGCATCATCGGCAACGGCGTCGTACCCCAACAGGCAGTTGCGGCGCTGTGCTGGCTGCTCAGCGTTTGCGAGGTGGCCGCGTGACCCATCTGGACAGCAGTTCGCGGATCACCTCGGATAGTGGGCGTCCTTCCGCAGCCGCCTTGTCTTGGGCAGCCGTCCACAGTTCATTGTCACAGCGGAAGATACGTTGCGGGTCTCTAGGCATCGACGGGCACCTGCACGCCAGCCCATGCGATGAGACGCTGCCCGACATCCTGGGCTTGCTCTTGGCTCAGGATGGTTCCGATACCGCCGACATTTACGGCGTTCGTTCCATCCTCAATGTCGACGCTGACTGGCCAGCATCCGGTTGCGCCGTCAGGCAGTGGAGCGTTGCGGTCGGATTGAAAGGCATGGCTCGCGGAAGTGAGCGGGCTGGCCGTCCATCCGATGAGCGCGGTTCCGAGTTCTCGTGCGGTGTCGCGGGACAGGCGGGCGATGCGGGTCACGTCATTCGGGACGTTACGGCCGAGCAGCTGGCAGTAACTAACGGGCCGTGTATCGACTACCAGGTACTCGGATCGTTCGCCGTACTTGCGGAATGTGTCGGTGGTCTGGGCCATTTCAGCTCCCGTTTCTTCGATTGGTATATACCAAGGTATATACCAAGGTATATACCACATGGGGCGCTGTCAAGAGAGGTTGTGGCATGACGCGCTATTACCAAGATGATTCGGTCACCCTGCACCACGGCGATTGCCTTGACGTGCTACGCGCTGATGACTACGGATACGACTGGAATCTCGGTTACCGCTCAGCGCGGATGTTTCCGGACAACAGCGTCGACGCGGTGATCACCGACCCGCCCTACGGCATCGCGTTCATGGGCAAGGCATGGGATCAGCCGGGCGAGTTCGGGTCTGCCCGACTGCGGACCGGCGGCGAGAACAAACGCCGTGGGCACAAGGACGCTGCGCTCAATGCAGGCCTGTACGACCTGTCGCCGGCGGCGATGCTCAACTTTCAGCGCTGGTGCACCGCTTGGGCCACCGAATGCCTGCGCATCCTCAAGCCCGGCGGTCACCTGCTCGCGTTCGGTGGCTCGCGGACCTGGCATCGGCTGGCCGCCGCGATCGAGGACGCGGGTTTCGAGATTCGCGACAGCATCGCCTGGCTGTACGGCTCGGGGTTCCCGAAATCGCTCGACGTGTCCAAAGCCATCGACAGGGCAGCGGGCGCCGAGCGTGAGGTCGTTGGCCGCAAGACCGGGCGCGGCGCCAGTGCCGTGTGCGACATGCGTGGTGGGCGGCTCGTCGGCGGTGACTCAGGCGGGATTGACTGCTCGGCGATCACCGCACCGGCCACCGACGCCGCCAAGCAGTGGGACGGCTGGGGCACCGCACTCAAACCCGCTTTCGAGCCGATCGTGGTCGCACGTAAACCCTTGGCGGGCACTGTCGCCGCGAACGTGCTCGAGTACGGGACCGGGGCGCTGAACATCGATGCTTGCCGGGTTGAAGCGCATGGGCGTCCGCTTAGGGTCGGCGACTACAAGCAGACCAACAGTGCGGTTTGGGGCGGCCGGATTGACGACACCCTCAAGGGTGGCAGCAAGGCTGCCGGGAAGACTGACGCGGGCCGGTGGCCGACCAACGTCGTCCTCGACGAGTATCAGGCCGAAGCTCTCGACAGGCAGACGGGCGTCTTGCACTCGGGAACCATGCGTGCTGGCACCGATCGTCAGCCGCGAGCGGGCGGCACGATCTACGGCGCCGACACCCGCACGTTCGCGCCCGCCGACACCTACGGCGACAGTGGCGGCGCCTCCCGGTTCTTCCCGGTGTTTCGCTACGAAGCCAAGGCGCCAACCTCGGAGCGGCCCAACGCCGATGGTGTGCAGCACCCGACCGTTAAGCCGCTGGACCTGATGTGCTGGTTGGTGCGGCTGGTGACCCCAATGGGCGCGGTGGTGCTGGAACCGTTCGCCGGAAGCGGCACTACCGCCGAGGCATGCGTTCTGGAGGACCGGCAGTGCATTGCGATCGAACGTGAGGCCGACTACTTGCCGTTGATCGTGTCGCGGCTCCAAAAGCCCGTGCAACAAGGGTTGTTCGGTCTGGAGGCCGGCGCATGACAGACAACCCGATCTGCATCTGCGGTGACCACTTCTCGCAGCACGTCGGCGACATCAATCCCAAGTCGGTGCTGTCGGATTGCCCCGGATTCGAAGCCGACCCGAAAACGAACGGAGACAACCAATGAGCGATCCCTTGTTCACTGCTGCCAAGCTGCTCGAATCCCACGGCTACGCGGTCGTGGAGCTGCCGAAGCCGGTTGGGGTCAACGGCACCGACAACACCGTGTGGCTGAGTGACCCGTACATCGAGCAGGAATTCAACGGCGACATAACCATTTCCGACAGGCTGGGTATCGACGCCGACGAGCTGGAGGATGTCGCCGCCGCGCTGCTCGCCGCTAGCCGCCGGCACCAGGAGGAGGCGCGGCTATGGGGTGTCGGATGAGTAGCGGCACCTCAATATCTGAGCCCGCTATCCGGGTCCTGTCTCTCGGGGCGGGTGTCCAGTCGACGGTGTTGGCGCTCATGGCGTGCGACGGCACGCTGCCTGGTCTGGATGCTGCGGTGTTCGCCGATACTGGCTGGGAACCGCCCGCAGTCTATGAGCAGGTGGACCGGCTCGCCGCCGAGCTTGCCCGGGTGGATATCCCGTTGTACCGGGTTTCGTCGGGGAACCTGCGGGCCGACACCCTCGACCCGGCACACCGGTTCGTCTCGGTGCCGTACTTCACACTCGCTCCCGCCGGTACCGAGGTGCCTGTTTATGGCGTATGCGCACCCTGCGGCGGCTCCGGCCGTGGACCATCTGACGAGCCTGATTCATGCTCGGTGTGCGGTGGCGACGGCCGTGGGTCGATCGTGGGCACCAGGCTAGCCACTGCCACTGAACGGCACGGCATGGGCCGTCGCCAGTGCACCAGCGAGTACAAGCTCAAGCCGATCAAGGTCAAGGTGCGCGAGCTGCTGGGCTACCCGCATCCGACACCGGTGCCGCGTGATGTGTTCGCCGAGCAGTGGATCGGATTCTCTACTGACGAGATTCACCGGGTGCGTGACCGGCTGGACGTGAACTATTCCCGGCCGCGGTACCCGCTGTTGGAGCTGGGCATGTCCCGCAAGGACTGCCAACGCTGGCTGGAGCGCGCCGGGTGGGGCCACACCGCCAAGAGCGCGTGCATCGGCTGCCCGTTCCACGGCAATGCCCAGTGGCGGTACATGTACGAGCGCCGCGACATCTGCGCGGCGTGCGGCCATTCCCGCGGCGACCATTGGCGCGGTTTCGATGAACCGAAGGCGTGCGCGCATCTGTACAACCGGGACCAGCCCGAAGAGATCGCCGATCTGTGCATGTGTAAGCGGTTCCACTCCCTCTGGGACGACGCGGTCGATTTCGACCGCCGTATCCGCAAGGGCGGCGCCTCGGCCAACCCACTCGACGGCGAGGCGTTCTTGCACCGCTCACGAGTTCCGTTGGACCTGGCTCCAATCGGCCGTGTGACACGTGCCGAGTACGCCGACATGCAGCTCGACCTATTTGAGGACGGTGACCCGGACGGCTGCTCGCCGTACGGCTGCCGCAGCGGGGAGGTGGCGTGATGGCTGCGCGTAAGTACATCTACCGCGTGGTTGTCGACGAGTGGCCGACCGAGGACGGCATGCCCTTCATCGACCAGGACTGGCGCTGGTGGGAGCAGATCGTCGACTACTTCCGCAATCCCGAGGGTGATGACCCGTCGCCCGCCTGGCTGCCCGATATCACCGGGTACCTGGAAGACCTGGGTGACGAATGGACGCCGGCGGGTTGGGGTAACAAGCCGCGATTCACCCGCCTTGTGTGCGAACCCGGAGACGAGCCCGACTACCCGAATGGATATCGGGGCTACGACGACCAGCCCGTGATCGCCGTGCCGATCGCTCCTGCCCGCCGGTTCATGCAACGGGCCCAGCCGGACGCGGCGGCAAAACAGCTGCGCGAGTGGGGATGCAAGGCGCATGTGGAACGCGCTGCCCTTGGTGATTGGGAGGCGATGGCCTGATGCCCATACGTCCGGAAAACCGCGACCGCTACCCCAAGGACTGGCCCGAGATCTCGCGCCGCATCCGTTTCGGGCGCGCCCAAGGCCGCTGCGAGTGCGAGGGCGAGTGCCTGCGGGGTACACACCTCGACCGCTGCACGAACGTCAACGGACAGCCCGCATACGGCACCGGCAGCCGCGTCGTCCTCACCGTCGCGCACCTGAACCACACACCCGAGGACTGCCGGGACGAGAACCTGCGCGCGATGTGCCAGCGGTGCCATCTGCACTACGACGCCGAGCACCACGCACAGACCCGCCAGCGGACCCGTACCGCAGCTCTTGAGGCACAGATGGATTCGATGTTTGAGGTGGTGACCAATGCTTAATCGCATCGACCGTATCGCCACGATCCTGCGCTGCGCTGGTGTTCTACTCCCGAACGACTACACGCCGACGTGGGATTACAAGCGGGAGATCGACGAGCTCGCCGCCAAGATCGACAAGGTACTGCAGCCACGGCCGGGCACCATCCTGGCCGACCTCTTCACGCGGGCCCGCTATGCGATCGAGTCGGGCAACTCCGACTCACTGCACCGCGAACTGTTGGAGCAAGTCGAGTTCCTGGACCACGAGTTCGAAGCCGAACGGGACCGGGCCAACGAGCATTTCGAGGCCCGCATGAGCGCAGAGGCCCGCGTGCGTGAGCTGGAGTCACAGTTGCCCGCTCGCGTGCTCTACGCACCAGGAGATGACGCCGAAGCGCTGTACTACGGCAAGCACGCTAGCGGGTGCGTACTTATCGACTGGCGCCCACAGAAGCCGGGACGCCACCGAGCAATCCGAGAGCATGCATTTGTTCAGCATCGCGGCGATGACAAGTACGGTTGCGCGCGCCTCGAAGACGACGACCCAAACGTTCGGTGCGGTTACTACCGCCGTCACCACCCGGCGATGGGGTCCAACGATGCCTGAACGTATCCAGCGCAAGCGAACCGCGGGTTGGCGGATGCCCGAGGGCGCCGTCTATGTCGGGCGGCCGAGCCAGTGGGGCAACCCGTACGTTGCGGGCCCGGGTCGACCACGTATGCCATGGCTGCCAGAGGGAACCGTTCTGACCGTTGAGCAGACCGTCGCCTGCTATGCCGACATGGTGCATGGCGGTGGCCCGAACATCAACGGCGACAAGTGGCTTACATCGCGAGTCGGTGTAATTCGCTATCTCCTCGCTGGCCGCGACCTGGTGTGCTGGTGCCCGCTCGATCAGCCGTGCCATGCCGACGTGTTACTTGAGCTGGCCAATGGCTGAGCTGCCGCGGGTGCTGTTCACGTACGCCGAATGCCGCGCTCTGGGCCGCTGCACGTACTGCGGTTGGCACCCACCTACGCAGGGCCACCACCCGAATTGCCCACGCCCACAGAAACGGAAGGGACGTCGATGAGTCGGAACTGGCAGGCCCGCGCAGTGTGCCGGGACGAAGACCCCGAGCTGTTCTTCCCTGACCCGTCCGACACCGTGACTGCGCGGCAAGCGCAGGCGGTGTGCGCGAAATGTCCTGTGAGGCCGCAGTGCCGGGCCGCCGCCAGCGCGAGACGTGAACCGTACGGGATCTGGGGCGGCGTCAACCGCGAGCTGGACGCGGACAGGCGACGACGATCCGCCTTTTCACCCCCGACGAATGAAATCAGCACACCGCCCACCACCCCATCGATCGCAGAGGCAGCACAGTGACGACCCGCGAGTACGCCAAAAACCTGTTCGCCCAATGGTCCGACGACGACTTCTGCAACCAGCCGATCTTCGACAAGCTGTTCTTCCAGGTCCTCAACGGGCAGCGCGCCGTCAACGCCGCCGGCATCCAGCCGATCAACTTCACCCGCTGGCGCAAGGCCATGCGCGACGGCGACCACCTGCCCGCCGTGCGCGATCTGCAGGCCGCGCTGGTGCGCATGGAGCGCCGCGGTTTCGTGTTCACCGACGAAGACACGGGGGAGGTGCTGGTGCGGTCCCGGATCCGCCGCGACGAACTCGACAAGCAGCCCACCATGTTCCTGGCCGCGCTGCGCCTCCTGGCCGTCATCGACTCGCCCAAGTTCGCCGCAGTGCTCGCCGACGAGCTCGACCGTATGGACGTCCCGGAAGTGAAGGGGGACAAGGACTACGCCAAGCGTCTGCGCGACTCCATCAACGACACCCACCGGGCGGCCCGCGCACACCTCAAGACCCTGGCCGACGGATACCCGCAGCCGTTCCCCGAACCGTTCGACGGACTCACCGAGGGACCCTCCCAGGGACCCACCCCTAGACCCTCTACGGGACCCTCCGAAGGACCCACCTCGGGAGGGTCTACGGGACCCACCCCGCGACCTGGGGAAACAGGACCCACCCCGGGACCCTCCCCGAGACCCACCCAGGGACCCTCGGGTTCAGGTTCAGTTTCAGGTTCAGGTTCCCCACCCGTAGGTGGTTACTTTGGAGAGACGCGCGAGGACGACCACGAATCCGGCACCCCCGCAGTCCCCAAGCGGGACAACGAACCTCCCCAGCACTGCCGCCTCCACCCCGACGGCACGGACGACGCATGCCGCCCCTGCGCAACATTCCGCGCGGCCCACGACCGCTGGACCCAACGCCAAGCCCGCGCCCAAGCACACGCAGCATCCGACGCCGCCCACGAACACGCCGCCCTCCGCGACGCCGCCATCGCCGCCTGCGACCTCTGCGACCCAGACGGCTACCTCCCCGGCACCAGCACCGTCTGCAACCACAACCCCAACCAAGCCGAAACCAACGCCCGCGGACGCCAACTCGTCCAAGCAGCCCTCCGCCGCACCGAGGCAGACACCGATGCGTGACCCCTACGACCCCTGGGCCGACGAACGCACACAAGCCCAACCCGACCTCACCGACATCACCCAAGCCGAAGCCATCCGCAACTGCCAGCTCTGCGACACCCACGGCAACCGAGACGGACTCCCATGCCGCCACATCGACCACGCAGCCGCCGCCAAACGAGGACTCGCCACCATCCGCGCCCAAATGGGCTGGAACACCCCCACAGGCACAACCACCCCACAAACCAGCCAAAAACCGCCCCACGACGCCACCAGCAGCCAAAAAACACGCCCGTAACTCACCCCCACCACACCAAAACCCCGAACCATCAACCACCCAGCCCAAACCCCAGCCAGCACCCCCAACAAAGAAAATCCACCACCATGCCGCCAGTCATGAACCGCCAAGGCTCAAACCAACGCGCCGAAAAAGCCTGGCAGCTCCACATCGCCGGCCGAACCTGGCGCGAGGTCGCCGAGGTCACGGGCTTCAAATCGCCCCAATCTGCCCAGAAAGCCGCCATCGCGTGGCTCAAGAAGAACCCGCCGTCCACCCTCGAAATCGCGCGCCGCGCGAACGGTGACGGCATCCGCCAGGTTCGCGGAATGCTGATGGAGACCATGGCGAAGGCCAAGGCCAAGGGGGAGCACCGCACCGTTTCTGAGCTGGGCCGCGCCGTGCTCGACAGCTACGAGAAGGAGGCCAAGCTGTGGGGTCTGTTCGTCGTTGTGCCTGAGGAGGTCAACGTGAACGTCACGACCGCCGTGGCGGTGCTGGAGCGCGCCGAGGCCGAGCTACTGGCACTGGCTGCGGCCGGCCAGCCCGCTATCTCGGCGCAGCACGTCATCGATGCCGAGGTGGTTGAGCCGTGACCGCCCCGACCGACCCTGCGCAGGACGCGATCAAGGCCGCGATGTTGGTCGCCAAGGACGTCGCAGAGGGGCGGCTGGACCCGGCCGCATTGAACGCCGCGGTGGTGGCCGAGTGCCGCGAGCTGTTCGCGTTCGTCGCCGGCCCGGGAGATCCGTTGTGGGACATCCACGTCGAGGTGGCCCGCCAAGTGCTTGCCCTCGATGGCATACCGGTCGACGAGCTGGCCGAGTGGCTGGCCGTGACGCGCCGCGCCCAGGGCATCGAGGCCAAGTCCGAGTCCGGGTGGATGGCACGCGTGCTGGAGCAGATCGCAGAGGACGACTGCCCGCACCGAGCGCTCAACCCGACCGCTGACGGGATGGTGGAGTGCGACGAATGCGGCGAGCTGCTGCCCGACCTCAGCGACGACGAGGCAGACGATGCTGTCAGCTATTGAGGCACCCGTGAGGCACACGGGCGTCTAACTGGGGTATACCCGTGCCAAACAGATTGAAGAATCGGCGATATCAGCGGTGAAATGCGTAAATACCGTCTAACAAGAGTGGTTGACTAATTGTTAGACAAGGTTCTAATGTGGTCTAGAACCTAGTTAGAAACGGAGAACTCATGACCACCGCCACGAAAACCACCGGCTACCTCACCAGCTTCACGACGACCTACCAGATCGAAGGCGTCACCGAAGCCCAGGCCGCGCGGATCGCCGCCGCTGTCCAGACCGCCCTCCAGGGCGCTCTAACCAACCTCGCCAGCGAAGAGGCCACCACTGCCGCCACGGCGAACGCCAGAGTGCTCGCGGTCCGAGTGGAGCGCCGCGGCGCACTGGTCGAGGAATACGAGGTCCGATGAGCGCTAGCGAGAAGCTGCAAGCCGCGATCAACGCCCACACCACGGCGCAACTGCTGTCCTACCTGGCCCACCTGGAGACCATGATCAGCGTGCCGGAGACGCGTCTGGTGGGTGCGCTGATCGCTGACACCATCACGGAGCGCGAGGGCATTGACGAGGCTCTGGACGCCGTGTTCGCCGACGAGGCGTTCACGGGCAGTTATCTCGACGCGATCCGCATCGCGCTGGCGGACCGGCGCGTGAAGCACCAGCGCACGGGCGTGGAGGGCATGTTGCTCAACGAGCGCGGCCGGCCCATCGCGATCGTCCACTGGGACAGCCAGCCGCTACCGACGTGGGCCGAATGGTCCGACCTCGAATGACGACAGGGGATGATGACCCGATGAGCGACACGAAAGCGGGGCAGCAGGTCGGCTACGTGCGGGTGTCGACGCTGGACCAGAACACCGAACGTCAGCTCGACGGCATCGAGGTTGATAAGCGGTTCGAGGACAAGGCCAGCGGCAAGGACACTGCCCGGCCGGCGCTCACCGAGGCGCTCGGCTACGTGCGCGACGGCGACACTTTGGTGGTCCATTCGATGGATCGGCTGGCGCGCTCGCTGGAGGATCTGCGGCGTACCGTGCGGGAGTTGACCGTTCGGGGTGTGCGGGTCCACTTCGTCAAGGAGAACCTGACGTTCACGGGCGACGATTCGCCGATGTCCACGCTGCTGCTGTCGATGCTGGGGGCGGTGGCGGAGTTCGAGCGGTCGATGATCCGGGAGCGTCAGCGCGAGGGCATCGAGCTCGCGAAGGCGAAGGGTGTGTACAAGGGCCGCAGGCCAGCGCTGACGGGTGAGCAGACAGCCGAAGTGTTGGAGCGGCTTGCGGCTGGTGAGCATCCGGTGGATTTAGCGCGCGAGTTCGGGGTGTCACGTGCCACCGTCTACAACGTGCGGGCGCGGGCCGCGGGCGACGAAGTAGCGGGGTGATTTGGTCTGTCTTTTGCTCGTCGTTGGGGCATAAGACGGGCCGACACGCCAGGAGGTTCCGTATGTCGGGAAAAATTTATTATTGGGGTTAGCCTGAGAGATAATCCACACGTAGCTCACAGGTTATCCACATGTGGTAATGGGTGTTTACCAGCTTGTTTTGGACTTATCCACAATTCTAAGAATCTGCGCTTTTCCACGGCGATTAGCCGGGTATCTGCCCCTGATCTGGGCTTTCAGCGTGCCCGCTAGTGTCGCTTGGGCAAATTACCTGTTTAGGATTTGACTCGAGCTGGAAGGATCCCAAGCCCGTGTGCCTGGGATGGCGACCGGGCCTGGGACCAATCACACTGCTTTGGGCGGCAGGGTGTTGACGGTACCAGTGTGGTGTCGAACCGCCAAAGCGGGACGGCCCTGCTTTGTCGCACCTTCCGGCTTGGTTCAGGCATGTGACCTGGGCAAAGTCAGGAGAAAATAGAATGTTGAAAACGAAAGTAGTTCGAAGTGTCGCCGCGGGTGTCGCGGTATTCGGCGCGTTCGCGTTGTCGGCTTGCAGTGCGGACGATTCGGGTAGCACGGACTACAACCAGATGAATACCTCGGTGAAAGTCAAGGGCCATGGCCCGGGCTGGGGGAGCGATGAGTTCGAGGGCACTGTGAGTGTGGATGCGGGCCCGACGTGCGCGACGGCCGATGATGGTCGTGTCGTGGTGTTCCACGTAAATGCGGGTGCGTCGAAGGGCGCGATTCCGACGGCCAATTGGAGGCTGCAGACCGGCAACGTTGAGCCGGTGAAGAACGGCAAGTTTGATCTGGGTTCGTTCGGTGGGCCGCTGCTTGGCTCTCCGGTCGATAACGCTCATGCGTGGGGCGACATCGTTTTCGCTGTCCCGCCGAAGACCGTTCCTACCGCGTTGGAGTTGTTCGGGGACTCGGATTCGTTCGGCAGTAGTGGTTCGGGCAAGCTGTTGGCGAGGTGGGCGACGCCATACGCGGAGAAGACGACGGCCATGTGCACCGGGGAGCTGTTGTCGGTGTCGACTGCTCCTACGACGACTGCGGCGTATCCGAGATAGTTGATCGGTGGCCCCCTTTCGGACGGTGGTTGGGGAAGACAGCCGTTTCGGAAGGGGGCCTATCCCCGGTGTCTGTTTGTGTGCGACGAGTTTTCGCGTTTGGATCTTGAAGCCTGAGTGGAGGCGATAGCGTGACGCCCGCCTCGGCAGGGTGCTGGGGCCGAGAGGGGTAATCGATGGCTGATGGTGATCTGACGAAAGAGACTCGGCAGGCGTTGTTGACGGCGATCAATGAAATGGCTCCGAATGCGACGGCCTCGGGATTGCATGAATTGGCCTCGGCGTTCGCTTTGACAGTTGGTGCATATCCTCAGCAGTTGCCGGGATAAGTCTTAACGATCGCGAGCGGCGCAAGATGATTCGTTGGCCGCTCGCGATCGTTATCCGAGGAGCTGGCGGCCACGTGAAGTGCGTCAGCAGGGCTACCTTTTCGCAGGTCGCGCCCAGTGTGGTGGCAAAGAATCAAGATTGTTTTCTGGATCAGCTTTCGCCCCAGTTCAACGTGCTTTACCATGTTCCCCATGGCCTCCGGGGATATCGATTCAGGCAACCATTACAAGGCATACTGGTGTCGTGTACTGCAACATCAGCCCGGCAAGCCGGTAGTTCAGCGCGCACGTCAGCGGGTCCGTGCCGCATTGGTCGCGGTCGCTGTCCTCGCGGTTGGGGCTGGCACGGTTCAGGTCGCGACGATGCGCACGGTGCCGGGCAGTGGCTTCTCCACGCTGGCGACGGTGGGCGCGGAACCGACCGGCCCGCCGGGACCGACCGGTGGCATGACCGACGGTGGAGGTTCTCAGTTCCAGCCGCCCGCGCAACCGCCGTCAATGCCGGACTACCAGGGCGGCAACAACTTACCGCCTCTGGATCAGAACTCGGGCATATCAATTTATAATTCCGGCAATCCGCAAGCGCCACAGCAGGTTCCGGGTCAGCAGAGCGGGCAGCAGCCGCAGCAGAGCTGGGATCAGCCCGCTCACGGTACCCAGATGCCCAATTACTCCACGGCACCGGGGTACACCCAGGGGCCGGGCAAGCCGAATCCTGATTACCAGGCGCCGCAGCAGAATTCACCTCAGCAGGGTCAACAGTCCCCGCAACAGGGTCAGCAACAGCAGCAGCAGTCTCCGCAACAGAGTCAAGAGCAGCAGCAGAACCAGCCGGAGCAACAACAGCAGCAGGAACAACAGGACCAGGGTGATCAGCAGCGCCAGCAGCGCTGCCAGGCGATGTCGCAGCAGATGGACCAGTTCATCCAGACGGCCCAGCAGGTCGCCGATGTAGTTCAGCAGGTCGGGGATGCGGCCGAGATCGTGCTGCCCAAGGGCGGCGGTGGATCGTTGGGGCCAGACGGGGAACGCTCGCCGGGCCGCTTACCGACCCAGCCGCTTGAATGTGGGGACTGCCCGCCGGACAGGCTTCCGGAAGGTCTGCCTTGCGAAAAGGTGAAGGCCGGCCCGCTTCGGGGGCTGTGCAACCTGGCGAACATGATCGAGCGCGAGTGCGATCCGCGCGCTGGCGATCCCGAATGTGCGAACCAGGTGCCGGTATGCCTAAAGAAGGATTCCTGGCAGGCATTTCAACCTGAGATAATCGCCGAGAGAGACGAGTACATTAGGCTCGGGAAAGAGTTCATTCAGCGAAACGGTGGCGCCGTGTACAAGCGGGATATGACCCCCGAGCTGAAGGATAGGAAGAAACGAGAAACCGACGCAGCCAGAACCGCAGATCCTGCCAAGTATGCGGGAAAGCAGGTTGGGCATGGTCCAGACATGGTGTGGGGCGGTGGGCCAGGAAAGCTGGATGCGCGAGACCTCTTCCCGATGGACGGCCCGCTGAACCAATCCATCGGTGGGCAGTCAAATGCATTTGACACCGGATACAAGGCGACGGACTTCGTGAAGGGCGTGTGGTCAAGTGCACCGAAAATGAAAGACAAGCGGTGCGTCGCGACTGTGCCTGTTTTTTAAATGAACGGACGAGAAAATATGCCTTTTAGTCTGAATCCCGCTCGCTGGTCTGCCAAGAGCCGAAGAATCCTATATGTTCTGCTCTCTGTCGTCGCAGTTGCCGCAGCAGTAGCGGTTTCATACACTGCGGGAATGAAATACGAGGCGAGCAAGTTCGACAGCTCGGATGCACAGGTGCGGGCTGTAATTGAAGAATACGTGCAAGCGATGAACAGTAACGATCTGAACAAGATCAAATCACTTTCGATCGGACTTGCTGCAGATCAGCTCGGGGCCGGGTTTGAAGGCGGTACACAAGGCATTTACTCGCAGAACATAATGCAGCGTATACCTATCAACGGTCCGATTAATATCGCCAAGCTGAATATTATATCGCGCGGCGAATTTGCCTATCTTGTCGAGGTATACACCAAATATGCCGACCAAGAAACACGCACGTATTACTATCCGGCCGCCAATGTGCGGTTCAGCATGTTCAATCTGCACGGACAGTGGAAAGTCATGGGAATCGATGAGTATATGGACTACAACATTGTCAAAGATGAGTAACCATTCAAGATTCATCGGGGCGGCAATGCTTTTGGGAATAACCCTAACCGGATGTCAGAGTACGGACCGCGATCCGTCCACACCCCAGTCCGCCTCCCCAGCTGCATCGCCGACGAATTTCGCAGACATCTACGGACAATTCCCCTCCCCAGCGACCACCACCTCGGCGGGCGCTGATGAGGCACCCGTAGGTCGCTGCGTGAAAATCACGGGAAAATCCAAAGACGCCGCCCTAGCGCTAACTGACTGCAACGCGCCCGACACCACACACAGAATCATCCAGAGAGTCGCGACTCCCAACGAATGCGTCCGAGATGCCGATCGGCGCTACTACCGCAACACAGCGGCGGGCGAATGGACGGCATGTCTTGACATCTACTGGAACATCAACGACTGCCTCAGCGTCACAAACGAGGGCACTCACCGGGTGGCCTGCAACGATAGCGCGGCCCCGATCCGAATCCGCGCAACCAAACTGGTTCTTGGCGTCGCCAACGCCCAGATGTGCCCGGTCGGATACCCTCATCCAGTGCGGCAGTACACGATCTGCACCGAAGCGCAGGGCTGGCAATAGCACTCCAACTGCGCGCACCGTCATTGCGCAAACTATTCCTCTGTACCGAAACACAAAAGTAGGGCGGCTTGGTCGTCAAACTGCTGAGCTTCGCTCGGGTGCTGTTTATTGTGGTGTGGGTGGTCGAAACGGGGCTGTGGCTGTTCACTGATATTTCATTGTCGAGTGTCAACCAGTACCTGTTTCCGGCACTCATGCTGTGGGTTATCGCTGATGCCACCGTGAAAGCCGCACGGTCGCAATAAGAGCTCTCCCGTGAGGTTGGGTTTCATGGTCTGCTGTCAGACTGCGGCGCGTGCCCGAATACACGCAGCTTGCCGTCGATGACCTGCATACCTTCACAGGCAATCCGCGCCGCGGTGATGTCAGCCAGATTGCCGTTTCGTTGACCAAGCACGGCCAGTACCGGCCGATTGTGGTGAACCGGGGCAGCCAGACCGGTCGCCGTAACGAGGTGTTGGCGGGCAACCACACGCTGATGGCTGCGCGGTCGCTCGGCTGGAGCACGATTGATGTCGGGATCGTGGACGTCGACGAGGACACCGCGCGTTCGATCGTGGCGGCCGATAACCGGCTCGCCGACCTGGGCGAGTACGACACCTCGGACCTCTATCAGCTGTTGTCGTCGATCGAGGACTTGGGCGGAACCGGTTACGGGCTCGAGGATTTGTTGGCGATGGAGCGTGATCTGCTCCCGCCGGAGCCGCTGACCGAGCCGGAAGATGTTCCGCCGACGCCGGAGTCGCCTGTGTCGCGGCCGGGGCAGTTGTGGTCGTTGGGGGAGCATCGGCTGCTGGTCGGGTCGGCCACTGACCTTGATGGCGTACGGGCGCTGTGTGGTGACGTGCAGCCGGACTGTGTCTGGACCGATCCACCCTACGGCGTGGACTATGTGGGGAAGACAAAGGCTGCGCTGCGAATCCAGAACGATGGTGCAGGTGGGCTTTTCGAGCTGCTGAAGGCGGCGTTCGATGTGGTGGCCGCGGTGACCCGGCCGGGCGCCCCGGTGTACGTGGCGCACGCGGACACCGAGCGCACAACGTTCGAGTCCGCGATGGATGCCGCTGGGCTGCAGGTGCGGCAGAACTTGGTGTGGGTGAAGAACATGATGGCCCTTGGCCGTTCGGACTACCAGTATCGGCACGAGCCCATCCTGTACGGGTTCGTCCCGGGCGGCGAGGGCCGATTGGGTCGCGGTGGTGAGCGCTGGTTCGGCGACAACAAGTCCACCACGGTGTTTGAGGTGGACAAGCCTGCCCGCAACGCCGAACATCCGACGATGAAGCCGGTGGCGTTGATCGACGCGATGCTGGCCAACAGTCTGCGTCCGGGCGGGGTGGTGCTGGACCCGTTCTCGGGTTCGGGCAGCACGTTGATCGCCGCGCATGGCCGCCAGTCCCGTTGCTTTGGTGTCGAATTGGACCCGCGGTACGCGGATGTGATCTTGCGGCGCTTCGAGGAGCACACGGGTGTGGTGCCGGAGCTTGACGGTGAGCCGGTGTCGTTTGCGAGTGCAGTCTGACGGCTGTGTCGGCGGTGTTGAGTCTGGTGGCTGCCCGGTTGGTGCGGGCTGCGCGCCGACGTGCGCGGCCGGCGAGCCCGGCGGAGTTGGCGCGTCGGCTTGACCCGAAGTTCCGTGTGACACCGACGATTCGGCTGTTGTCGGATGTGGCGGTTCGGTGGGTGCAGGAACCGGATCAGCGGGACATCGTCAACACCCCGCCCCGCACGGGTAAGTCGGAGCTGTTCGCGATCTGGACGCCGGTGTGGGCGTTGATGGATGATCCTGACTTGAAGATCGTGGTGGTGTCGCACGGAGATGATCTGGCGCAGACGCACTCTCGGAAGGTGCGGGCGATCATCCGGGAGCACGGGGATTTCCTGGGGTTCACGATCGCGGCCGATAAGACGGCCGTTGGCCGCTGGAATGTTCAGGGGCGTTCCGGTGGTGTGCTGGCCGCGGGTATCAGTTCCGGTATCACCGGCCATGGTGCTGATTTGATGATCATCGATGACGTGATCAAGGATGCGTCGGAGGCCGATAGTGCGGCGCACCGGAAGCGGATCCTGAACGAGTATCGGTCGACGTTGGCGACCCGTATCCATCCGGGCGGCTCGTGTCTGGTGTTGATGACCCGTTGGCATGAGGAGGATTTGGCGGGCGCGTTGTTGGCGCAGGAGCCGGATCGGTGGCGGCACACGAACATTCCGGCCGTGTCGGAGCCGGGTATCCCGGATGCGTTGGCGCGTCCGGCCGGGGTGGCGATGATCTCGGCGTTGGGGTACACGCCTGCCCATTTCACGGCGATGCGCCGCACGTCGGGTGAGCGGGCTTGGTATGCGATGTACATGGGTGTGCCGTCGACACCTGAGGGCGGCCTGGTGAAACAGAAGTGGCTGGACGACAACCGCATCGCGGTCGCGCCGACCGCCCCGGTGTTCACCGTGGTGGCGGTCGACCCCTCCGATTCCGGTAAGGGCGATTCGTGTGGTCTCGTCGCGACGTCGCTTACTGGCGGCGGTGTGGTGGCGTTGATCGCGGACAAGTCGGCGCCGATGACCTCGGATCAGTGGGCGCGCGAAGCGGTGAAGTTGGCGATCGACGTCGGCGCGAGTGAGATCGCGGTGGAGGGGTTCGCCGCGCGGGAGACGTACACGAGGGTGGTCAAGGAGGCGATCAAGCGGGCCGCGGTCCGACATTTGACCACTACGGGGACGAATATGCGTCGGATCGCGGTGTCGTCGTGGCCGCCGAAGGGACGACCGCGTGTGGGGGATGCGGTGGCGCGCAGCTCGGCGTTGTTGCAGGCACTGGAGGTCGGCAGGTGTGTCCTCGCGGGACATTTCCCTGACCTTGAGACCAAGGCGGTGGCGTGGCAGGCGGGCCAGCATCAGCCGGACTCGTTGGCCGCGTTGGTGATCGGGCACGATGTGTGCGTGCATTCGGCCGGGTTGGAGTGGGACATCTCGGCGCCGCTGCTCGACGGCGCACTCGGGCCGACTGCTCGCAGTGCTGGCTCCGCTGGTTCGGTGGTGGACCTGACCGATTGGATGTCACGCAAGATCAGCTGATGTCACCGTGCGGGCGTACCTTCCTGGCCATGGCCTCGGAAACCATCGATCCTCGTTTGGCGGCTCTGCCGGATGCGGCGCTGGGCTTCGCTCTCGGTGTACGTGTGGGTGGTCCGCAGTCGGTTGCGAACGTGGGGCAGGTGTCGACGCTGATCGCCGAGTTGGCCCGCCGTGGCGTGTACGCGGACATGCTGGCGGTGCTCGATCCTGAGTTGGCGGCGCGGATCGAGTTGTTGGAGAGCGCGGATCGCGGCCAACGCTGGGCCCGCACTGGGCACAGGTGAGAGGAGAGGTGTACTCCGTTGAGCACGTTCCATATCGACGTCTATCCGGTTGGAGTCCTGGAAGCTTGGCAGCACAGGCGAATTCCCGGGAAACTCGGCCAGTGTTGGCGCTACCTGCTCCACCAGGCTCGGCGTCGTAATTGGCGGGCGGTCCGCAATTCGTTCGGCGGTTACCACGCCGAACTGAGCGCAAGCGAGTACGCAACCCGCTGTGGCCATGGTTGGACGAAGCGGCGTGCGATCACGGACTTGATCCGTATCGTCGCGCTCGACGCCGTCCACCTATGACCCAGATCACCTGCAACGTAACGGTTTAGGGTTTCCGAGCGTTCCGGGTGGGCCGCCGAAGGCATGTGGGCTTACGGTGGCGTTTGTGTGGTCGATGAACTCGATTCCGGTGGGCGCGGTTTGACGACGCCGGAGCGGTGGGAACCCGATACACAGATGGTTGCGGCGGTGCTTTCGTCCCCGAAATCGTTCCGCAAGATGACCGAAATGTGCGATCAGGACCGAGCCTGGCTCGTCGCTGGGCTCACAGCCGCGGGTATGACGGCCCAAGACATCGCTGCTCGAACCGGCTGCAGCTTGCGCCTCATCCGCGCGATCCGCGCCGAGGACATGACGCAGGCGTTCGTGGTCGCGCAGCGGGAGGCACGCGAGGTCAGCGACGAACTGCGTTTGGAGCGTATCGAACTCACGGCCACCCGACTCGAGGCCGATCAGTCCAAGGCCGAAGCAGCGCGTCTGCGCACGCAGATAGATCAGCTTATCGATGCCTATCTGGCTGGGACTCTCTCGTTGTTCCGTTGCGGGCATGCGCAAGTCAAGTACAACGTGTACGAGCATGGCGGCCGCAAGTTCTGCCGCGAATGTGCGCGACTACGCAAGCAGGAGCACCGCAAATCTAAGCGTCTAGCTGCGGTGTCCTAACTCTGTAGGACAGTTTCAGCGGGATCGGTTTCACCCCTTGGCCTTAGCGTCGGCGACCATGAACACCGGCCTCGGACTCACCGTCCTGATCCTCGTCATCTACGTGCTCGCTGTGATGCGGCTCGTGCGGCTGATCAACTACGACACCATTCTGGATCCTGTGCGGCTGTGGATCGCTCACCGCGCGAATCTGGCGATGATCGCTGCCGATGAGGCGCGAACGGTCGGCCATCCGGTCACCGCGCAATCGCACACCCGCCGGATGGCGCGCTGGAACCTGCTGGCCGAATTCCTCGGATGCCCCTGGTGCGTGGGGTTTTGGCTGTCGTTGGCTGCCGCGGTGGTGCCAGTGCATGTGATCGGCTGGCCGTGGTGGGCTGTGTTCGGTGTGGCGTTGGCTTGTTCGTATGTCGTCGGGCTGGCCTCGCCGCTGACGGCCGACGAAATGGAGATCGTCAGCGGCGACGCCGAGGCCGGCCAGTAAACACCCTGCACAGTTACCGTCTGCGACGTGGCCGCCCCAGACTTGCGTGTTGTTCGACGCCGTAGAGGCGACGCGTTGACGGCCTCTGCGCCGCGCGCCCTGACCGCGGCGAGCACCCCTGTAACCAACTCGGCCCAGATCTTCCAGGCCGGATCGGTCGGCCGCCGGAACAACTGGCAGGCCGAAGCCTGGGAGATGTACCGGGCAGTCGGTGAGCTGCGCTACTACGTTGGATGGCGGGCCAACTCATGCTCACGAGTCCGATTCGTGGCCTCTGAGATCGACGCCGACACCGGTGAGCCAACCGGAAGTATCGCCGAGGACAACCGTGAGGGACAACGGGTCACCGAGATCGTCCGCAAGATCGCCGGCGGCAGGCTAGGGCAGGCGCAGCTGACTCGACGGGCCGCCGAATCGTTGACGGTCCCGGGTGAGCTGTGGATCGCGATCCTGATGCGGACCGAGGGCACCGCTCAAGACCAGAGGCAGGTGGCCAAGTGGTATGCGGTCACGCGCAGAGAGATTGAGCAAGGCCCGCGAAGCAACACCGTGACGATCAAGTTGCCTGACGGCACAAAGCACGTGTTTGATCAGAGCAAGGGCGACGGCATGTTCCGGGTGTGGAATCCCGACGCCGAAGACGCGTCGCTGCCTGACTCGCCTGTGCAGGCGTGTTTGGACTCTCTGCGCGAGATCGTGCGCACCACGAAAAAGATCAAGAACGCGGACAACTCGCGTCTGCTGAACAACGGGCTGCTGTTCGTGCCGTCGGAAGCAACATTGCCCGATCCGCAGTCGCCGGTGGCGGCCGATAAACCCGGCGATCCGGCTCCGCAGCTGCAACCGGGCCGACGAGTCGCAGCCTCGCTGCAGCAGATGATCGTTCAGGTCGCCGAGACCGCGTCCAAGGACGAGAACAGCATGGCCGCCTTGGTCCCGATCGTGGCGGCTGTGCCTGGCGACCACCTGGCGAAGATCAATCACCTTGAGTTCGGCAAGGACGTTACCGACACGGCGCTGAACACTCGGGAGAAGGCCATCGCCCGGCTAGCGACAGGGTTGGACATGTCCCGGGAGCGGCTGCTTGGTCTGAGTACTGGAAACCATTGGTCCGCATGGGCTATCGATGATCAGGACGTGCAGGTGCACGTCAAGCCCGTCATGGAAATCATCTGTCACGCGATCTACGAGTCGGTTCTGCGCGGGATGTTGATTGATGAGGGAATCGACCCTGACAAATACATTCTCTGGTACGACGCATCGGCCCTGACGTCCGATCCGGATCTGACCGACGAGACGAAGGACGCGTTCGAGAAGGGCGCGGTTACAAGCGAATACCTGGTACGGACCTATGGGATTCCTGATGACGCAATGTATGACTTCACCAGTTTGGAGGGCTGGCAGCAGTGGGCGCAGGACAGGGTGAGTCAAGATCCCACGCTGCTGCGTGAACTGCTGCCGCTACTCGATAGTTCGGTGCAGGGCATCGAGTTCCCTGAGCCCGTCGCAGCGCTGCCGCCCAGCCAAAGTGACGGGGAAGATGACGCGTCGGGTGCTGAGCAGCAGCAGGAACCGGACACCGAGGACGACGGCGGCGGTGTGCAGGCCAGCGCGCGGGCCAATGTGGAACTTGCGGTGGTGGATCTGATGGTGGGCCGCGCTCTCGAGTTGGCCGGCAAGCGACGCGTCCGCACGAACGATCGGGAGCAGCACGCGCGGCTCAAGGGCATCCCGACGCACGAGTACCACCGCTTCATGGGCCCGGTCGACGAGCCAGAGGTACAGCGGTTGATCAAAGGGTGGGACAGCATCATGAGCGAGTCAGCGTTGTCGCGTTTGGGTATTGACCCCGATCGGGTGCGGGCCGCAGTAGCGCGGGCTGCACGTAAAGAACTGACATCGCAGGTCATCGACGGACAGGTCGGCTGATGGCTCACATCGACAAGACGCACGCCGGCAAGGTCGTTGCCTACGAAGGCGAGGCGAACGCGAGCTACTACATCGAGAGCCGTCGGGTAGTTGTCGTGGCCGATTCTGGCAGCTTCGCCGACGTATTGGCCGCAGTGGCGGCTCTCAGGGACGAGGTGTGCTGATGGACATCGCATCCGCGATTGCGCTGGCAGGGCTGGCGCACATGGTGGGGGATTACGTCATTCAGTCCGATTGGATGGCCCAGGAGAAGACTAAGCGTTGGTGGCCCGCTATTGCGCACGCAGTGACCTATGGGTTGCCGTTCGTGCTGATCACCCAGTCGGTGCTCGCGTTGGTGGTGATCGTCGGTACGCATGCGGTGATCGACCGTTATCGGCTGGCCCGCCACGTGGTGTGGTTCAAGAATCAGTTGGCGCCGCGGGCGTTCCGGCCGACCCGCACCGCGACGGGGCACGGCGCTGATCGCCCCGATTGGCTTGCGGTGTGGCTGCTCATCATTGCGGACAACGTGATTCACATGCTGATCAACGTCGTGTCGGTGGTGTGGCTCTGATGTGGCCGGAGCGTGGTGAGGCGTTGTCTCGGACGATCGAGGCTGAAGCGGCGATCAGTGACTTGTATGCGGAGACGTTGCGGCGCTGGGCACCGGAGGCGCGCGCCGCTGTGCTGCCCGCGCTGACCGCGGCAGCTGCGTTACCCCCGGACCCTGACGCCGTCGCGCAGACCCAGAGCATGTGGGACCAGCACTCCGAAGCCATCATCATGACTGGCCTCGGCATCTTGTGGGCGGCATCGGTGTACGAAGCCACGATCGGCCTGGGCGGCGCGGTCGCCGACGTGGTCGTGCCCGACCTCGACACCGTGGTGCTGGCCATCGTGCTCGGCTCGCTGCTCATGTCCGGCAAGGAAATCGCTGCCGCCGTCGCCCATGTCGAAGCTAACCCGGCGCTCGCCGCTGCGCGCGATGACTTCCTGGCCAGCCGCCGCGACAATATCGCGGCTACACCGGCGATGGTGCGCGCCAAGATGGAAGCCGCGCTCGCCGAGCCGACGCTGACCTTGTCAGTGACCCCCGAGGACCGACCGGAGGTGTTGCGCGCCAGGGCTGCCGAAGTCCTGGAGCCATCGTCAAACGAAATGCGCGACCTGGCCCGCCAGCAGGGATACCAGGCCGCCGATGTGCTCAACAACGCGGTTGTCGCCGCTGCGGCGCAGTCGGAAGAGTCCGCAGGGCTGGAGAAGACGTGGATCTGCACCCTGGATGGCAAGACCCGGCCGACGCACTGGGCCGCTGACGGGCAGCGAGTGCCGCTCAAGGGGCACTTCACCGTTGGCGGTGAGCAGCTGTTTGTCCCGGGCGATATGTCGGCGTCGCCCGCGGAGTGGAAGAACTGCCGGTGCCGCGTCGGCATTCTCGCGGCCGGCGAGGATCTGCCGGACGAGGTTGATCGGCACACTGAGCGCCTCGACGGTCGGGATTCGGTGGCAGTCAATCGTGATGGGCGCACCCAGGCAGAGGAAATTGAGCGCCGAGACAAGGCGGGCAATGTGCGTGCCCGTGACACCGAGGACGGTATCGGGCGCGTGGCGTCCGGCGGCTGGGCCGCATCGAGTGAACAGGAGTACGAAATGGCTGACGACACAGAGACCTATTTGACGTTTACCGACGCGCTATTCGCGGTGACCGGTACTCCGACGTCGGATGGTCGGATGCTTGCAGCCGATATCGAGCTTGCCTTCCGCGACACCCCGATGCCGTTGCAGTGGTGCGAGAAAATGGAAGGCGGCCACTACGGGTCCGTCACCGTGGGAGTCATTGAGGCGATTCGGTTCAAAGACGGCGAGGTTCGTGCGGACGGCTACATGCTCAACAACGACAACGCCATCAAAGCGATCGACCTAGTGAGTCATGGTGTGTGCAATCCGTCCGTGGATCTGGGTGATGTCACGATGGTCGCCACGTACCAAGACGGCACAGTAGTGACAGAGGAAAACTACGACCCTGACCGCGAGATATTCGCCACTACAACGGCTGCCGAAGTACTCGCCACCACCATCGTGGCCATCCCTGCATTCGGGCAGACAAGGTTTGCCCTGAACGCCGAACGCGAGGCGCGCGACAAGGCACTGGTTGCGTCGATGGCCGCGAAATTCCAACCACGCGTGTACGCCCCGGTCTTGTTCTCCGACCCCGGGCTCGCTGGACCCACTCCGCTGTCGATCGACCCCGAAACGGGGCGGATCTTCGGACATGTAGCCACCTTCAATGAAAAGCATCGTTCCGTTGGCCTCGGGCATATCTCGCCTCCGCGGTCGCACACCGGCTATGCGCATTTCCACTCCTCGCCACCGGTGCGCCTTTCCGATGGCACTGAACTATCGGTGGGTCGGCTGACCGTGGGCATCGGACACGCACCGGTGTCTGGAGTGAGCAACGCCGAAGCTCAGGCGCACTACGACAACGCCGAGGCGTGCTTTGCGCTCGTACGAGCAGGCGAGGACGCCCACGGAATTTGGGTGTCGGGTGTTGCAGCGCCGTGGGCGACGCCGGACAAGATCGAGATGGGCTTGGCCGCGCCCTTGTCCGGTGACTGGCGCCCATACGGCGGAAACCTCGAACTCGTTGCCGTGCTGGCAGTCAATACACCAGGATTCCTGTGCCGCAGAACAACCGACTCACAAGGCAACCCGTTGTCGTTGGTGGCTTCCATGTCGCCGCGCCCGGGAGCGTCCGGCACTACAGCGCTGTCTCGCGATGACATCAAGGCAGCCGTCACCGAAGCCTTGGCCGAATCAGCCCATACTGCCAAGCGGGCCGCGCTGCTCACGCGTGCGACATTGGCCGTTGGGGATCCGCCGCCGGAGCCATCGCCAGCCGAGCGGATGAGCCAACTGCTGGAGCGTGCCTGATGGGGTGCGGATGCCGCAGGGGCACACGCGCCGGTTCGGTCACGTCTTCCGGTGCGACGGTGCAGAGTTTCGAATACACCGCGCCAGATAAGACGGTCACTTCGTTCCTGACGCTCATCGAGGCCAAGAAGGAACAACGCCGAAATGGTGGCGGCACCATCAAGCTCATCACCAGCTGAGTTTCTTAAAGGCTGTTAACCGCAGAGTGATTCCCGCAGGTCTTTTACCTGCGGGTTTCTCTTTTGGCGGCTGCTACTCGAAAAGCGTGTGCACGCACCGTCTCTACGTTCTGCGGCCAAGAGAGTTCCTGTCATGCGCTATGTGCCGGGGAGCGATCGAACAGACCGAGAGTTTCACTCTGAGAACAGGAGCACGCAGTGAAGTTCGACAAGCTGCCCGATCCGCTGCCCGCCACCGTCGCCGAGCTCAACGAGCTGGCTGACACAGTGACAGCGGAGATCCGGGTATTCCAGGCCCGCGCCGCCGCCAACGACGAGTTCAGCGCTGAGGAGACTGAGCGTTTCGAGTACCTGCTCGACAGCCGCGACAAGGTTGTGACCGAGCGCGATTCGATCGCCGCCGCCGATCAGGCACAGACCGAGAACCTCAACGCCCTACTCGACCGCGCGAATGCCGCGACCGAGAAGCCCGCGGCCGAGCCAGAGGCCGACACCGCGACAGACAGCGAGGCAGCCCCCGCAGACGGTGACGGTGGTGCTGCAGCGGAAGTGGTCGCAGAGGCCGAAGCCGCCACCGCGGCAGCTGCCGCGGATTCGGAAACCGTCACCGCTGCCGCAGGTTCGGGCCGTCAGGTCGAGTTCGCAGGCACGGTCCGCAACAGTGATATCCCTTCCGGTACCCCCGGCGGTGAGAAGCCCAAGGGCTGGGACATGCTGCAGTCGGCGCCGAAGTACGCCGAGTTCGGCACCGAGAAGGTCGGTTTCGCCGAGATCGCTCAGTCGATCGCCTCTGTAAGTGCAGGGTCCGTCTCGGGCCGTCAGCGCACCGGCACGAGCCCTGACGGCAACTACGCGACCCAGGCGATCGCCCGCCTGACGCGGCCCGCTCCGGAGATTCCGGCGCCTGCCAATGAGCATGAGGCGCTCGCGGTTCTGGATGCCATCGGCCGCGAAATCCCAGGCCACGGCCCAGTGAACGCGAAGGGCCTGGTCGCTGCTGGTGGTTGGTGCGCCCCGTCGCAGCAGGTCTACACCTTCTGTGATGTGCCCGAGGCGTCGAATCTGCTGTCGCTGCCGGACTTCCCGTTCGACTTCTCTCGCGGAGGTGTCCGCGTCCCGATCAGCCCCGATGTGTCGGCGCTACTGGACAACCTGTGGCACTTCACCGAAGCCGAACTCGAAGCCGTCAACGCCCAGGGCGATCCGACCGCGGTCAAAAAGCTCATCGAGTTGCCGTGCCCGGACGAGTTCCTCGAGTGGCGCCTGGAGGCGATCGGTTGGGCGGCCAAGGCCGGCATCTTGATGCGCCAAGCCTGGCCCGAGGCGATCGAGAACGCATTGCAGCAGATCCAGGTCGCCCACCAGCACCGAGTCTCGCAGATCTCCATCGGCAAGATGGTGGCTGGATCGGGCACTCCGATCGCGGTTCCTGCCGGGGCGGTGCTGGGAGCAACTAGTGGCGTTCTCAACGGTCTGGCGCTGCAGGCGTCGAACCTTCGGTACAACAAGGGGCTCGCGGACAACGCCACCATCGAAGGCGTTGCGCCGGTGTGGTTCCGAGAGGTGCTGCGAGCAGACCTTGCGCTGCGTGAGGGCAAGGAATTCCTAGCCGTCACCAACGCGGAGATCGACAACTGGCTGGCGGTCCGCGACATCTACCTGCAGTACGTGGTGGATTGGCAGACCCGCGGCGCGGGCCAGCCCGGCAACATGGCCACCGTGGTGTACCCGGCCACGGTCGACGTGATGCTGTACCCCGCCGGCACCTGGTTCCGCACGCTGAACAACGTCATCACCTTGGGTGTGCAGTACCCGCTGCAGCAGTTGCAGCTCAACCAGTACACCCACGTGTTCACCGAAGACTCGCTGCAGGTGGGCAAGCGTTGCGACCAGTCGATCATCGTGCGGCTGCCGATCTGCGTCTCTGGTGCTATCGGCGCCCGTCAGACCGTGGCGTGCAACACGCCGCCTGTGACCCCGTAGCGGAGCCCGGCGAATCGCATTGGACGAGGCGGGCGGATGTGAACAACCGAGGCATTCACGTCCGCCCGCCTTCCCCGGCAGAGAGGAATCGCGCCACATGACCGCAGCACTATCCCCGGTGCAGTTTGACGCACCGTTGGTCAACCCGGCACCCAACGGGCTCGTCGCTGCTACCCAGTGGGTCGACGAGAGCGGGCCGTTGCGCTGGCTGCCGTCCGGTGTCGAGTTCCGGGTCTTCAACTACGGGGGCGGCACCCAGTTCGGCATCTGGACAGCGCCGTGGAACGCCACCGAATCTCAATTGAAGGCAACTGACGTCAAAAAGGGTGAGCGTCCTGCCTTCCCAGATGCGTTCATTGCGCAGACCACGTACGCATCGGACGACTGCAGTCTGCTCAAGCGGAGCCGCGATGAGATCCGGGTCCGAGCACAGCAAGTACACCGCGTGCTGGAGCCTATCCAGACAGAGAAGACGCTCGCGGCCCGCATGCTGCTCGATGCCGGGACGCCCGCGGCTAAGACGGGAATCGTGGCAGCTATCGGCGCCATCGAGGCGCTGATCGCGGACACCGGCACCGTCGGGGTCATTCACGCGTCGGCGGAGTTGGCCGCCGCTGCCGCACAGGCGAATCTGATCCGCTACAACAACGGCCGGCTGGTTTCACCGCTGGGTAACACCTGGGTGTTCGGCGGCGGCTACGTCTCGGCGCTGGGCGCCAAGCTGATCGCCACCAGCCCCACCTACGGATGGCGCGGACCAGTGGAGCTGCGCGATGCGCCGAGCCTGCAGCACAACGAATTCAAGGCCATCGCCGAGCGGTCGCTGGTCGTCGGATATGAGGCGCTGATCGGCGCCGTGAACATCACGTAGAAGGGTTGGACGTCATGCCTGCTGGTGTGGAAGTTGTGGTCAAGGAAGGCTTCGCCACCATCGATTTCGTCGACGGAACGCTGCGCGGCCCCGGATTGGCCAAACTGCTGGAAGTCGGCACACCGCCCGAGGCCATCGAGAAACTGACCCGCGAGGGTCCGCGCGCTGTCTACGTAGTGCCGGAAGGCAATGCCCGCGAGGCCGGCCTGCTCGACGAAGTGGACGCTGATGACTCCAACGATGGCCAACCGCCAGCAGCAATGACCGACGAGACCACAGGCGGCGACGGCTCGGGCGCGGCGTTGCCGCTCGCTGAACCGGTTTCGACCGACGCCGACGGTACAGCCATCGGCGACCCCACCCAGGAGCCGCTTCCTACAGGTGATTTCGCGCCGAAGGCTTGGCCACAGGGCGATCCTGAGTTGGACTGGAAGCGGCCGCAGCTCGATGCCTACGCCGCGTCAAAGGGTCTGGACACCAAGGAGCTGCCCAACAAGGAAGCAGTGTTCGCGGCCATCGCTAAGCACGCTTCAGAGGCGATGAACTCGTGAGCGATCTGTTTACCCGGGAGTTCTGGAAGGACGCGGTGGAGCGCACCGTTAGTTCTGCGGCACAAGGGTTCCTTGTAGGTGGCGGACTCGGTGTTGGTGCCGAAGCTACGCAATCTGTTGACGCCCGGTACTTTCCGTGGCTCGCCGCGGCCAGCGTCGCCGGCGGTATGGCAGCGGCGAGCTTCGCCAAGTGCCTGGCCGCAGTGCATGTCGGCGAGCGTGGGACCGCCTCACTACATCCGAGAAGGTCATTCCAGTGAGCCCAGACCAGATCCAAGCTGTCGGTGGAGTGATCGTCGCCATCCTGGGCGCATGGCAGGGGCTGACCTCAAAGCGAGTACGCAACCTCGAGACTCGTTTACGGGCAGTGGAAACCGAAAGGGACCTGAGTAACTCCAAACTTCGGGCCGCTGTGCGGCACATCCGCGAGTGGATGCTCTGGGCTTTGCGTCACGCGCCTGGCAAGCAGACACCGGCGGTCCCGGCTGAGCTACGTGACGAGATCTGATGCACCCCGCCCTTTTACTGTTCGCCGCAGCCTCGGAAAACGTAATGGACCGGCGCGAAGCGCCTGATAGCAGGAGGAAGCCAGCACATGGCATTCGCAGTCGTTAAGGGCTATGCGCTCCGCGTGACCAAGGTGGATTCGTGCGGTCTGCCCATCCAGGGCAACGCCAACCGCATCGTCACCGAGGGATTCATTCGGGTCAACCTGGACCCGAATATGAAGGAAGCCAACGAGATCACCCAAGAGAACGCCGCGGGCAAGGAGTGCATCAGTGATCGCACCCCGGCCGAACGCCGTTGGTGGAACACCGAACTTCAGCTGTGCGGCGTTGACCCCGACCTGTGGTCGCTGATCCTCTTATGGGCGCGGGTGCTTGACTACAACGGTGACCCGATCGGCGTGATCGACAGCAAGTCCGTCGATGACAAGTCGGGCGTCATGTTCGAGATCTGGACTGGCGGCCAGGGCGACGACGACTGCCCCGAGCCGCTGGATGACTCGATCTTCTCCGCAGCGGCATCCGGACGCCAATACGGCTACCTCGCTTTTGCGGGCAATGAGTTCGTTTCGGGCGCAATCCCTGTTGGCGCCGAAGCGTCGAACTTCACCTTGACGGGTCGCACGATCGCGCCCAAGCGGTGGGGACGGGGCCCGTACAACGTGGCCGCGATCGACCCCGCCGGCACACCGGGGCGTCTGCTGGTTCCCATGTACAGCAAGGACTCCGACAACCACCTGATCCTGTTCCGAACCCCGGTGCCGCCGCCGGCGCCCACCGAAGGTGCGTGCGAGCTGGCGGTGCAGTCGATCTTTACCGGTCCGGGTAAGGCGTACTTCGGTGTGGACGCCGCTGATGTGGCTCCGCCGCAGCCGATCTGCAAGGCCAAGACGTACACCGTCGCGGTTACCGGCACCGGGAACTGGAAGGCCAAGGTCGGCACTGAGCCGACCGCCGACATCGCGGCCACCGCGCTGCCCGCGGCGGTGCAGTCGGCGATCGAGGCGCTGCCCAACGTCGAGGTGGGCCAGGTCCAGGTGTCCGGTACGGCAGGCAGCTACACCGTGAAGCTCGACCCGGCTCTGGGGGCGCTTAGCGCCGACAGCACGGGCCTGACTGGCGGTGCTGCCACCGTCACACCGGTATAGGGGAGCAGGCGAGCGAAACGCCCGGGGTGTCACGGCCCCCGGGCGTTTCGTCATGTGTAAGCACCCCTGACTCTTACCGTGTGCCCCATGTCCTGCGATTGGCCAATCGACCGGAGCTGTCTGCCGCCGCTGCCCGAACTCGGCACCAGCCCGACCGCGGAGGAACAAGCGGCCCACAACCTGGAACTGATGCGGCGCAGCAACGCCGAAGACATTGCCGTGCACGTGCTGTGGGCGCTGTCCGGCCGCCAGTTCGGCGCCTGCGCGACCACAGCGCGGCCCTGCCGTTCCTACGCGCAGGGATTCGGGTACAGCTCGACCGTTCTGACACTCGATGCCGGCCAATGGGTGAGCTGGCCGTGTGGCTGTATCGGGGGCTGCTCGGTCACGGGCCCGCGGGTGGTGCATCTGCCGGGCCCGGTCGCGTCGATCACCGACGTGCGGATCGACGGCGCGGTGCTCGATGAGTCCGGGTACCAGTTGGAGGGAAACGCCCTGTACCGCAAGGACGGTGCATGGCCTAGCCAAGATCTCGGCAGGCCGCTCGGGGAGCCCGGAACCTGGTCGGTGACCTACGCGCGCGGCAACCCCGTACCAGCTGGTGTCGACAAACTGGTAGGCCAACTGGCCCGCGAATTTGTTGCCGCCTGCGATGACGAAGACACATGCCGCCTGCCGCGCACCGTGGTGGCCACCACCCGCCGTGGCGTGAGCCACGAATTCGATCCGACGAAGATCCTCGCCGCCGGCAAGACGGGGCTAAGCGAGGTGGACCTGTGGCTGTCCGCGGTCAATCCGCATCGACTCCAGCAGGCACCGGAGGTGCTGTGAATCCCCACGATCCAGCCTCCGACATCGTCAACGAGTTCATCAACGCGATGAAAAAGGCCTTCAACCCGGCAGATTCGGTCCAACCGCCGCTTGGTGGCGGTTCCAAGGATGTGCGGTTCTTCGCCGGCGACGGGCCGCTGCCGCTGTCCGTTTGGGATCCCGAGCATGGGCCGGCGGCGGGCTGCAAAGGGCCGCTGCTCTGGGTGCGGGTGGATCGCCGATACCGCAGCCGGCGCAGTGATTTTCCCGCTGCCTACGTTGCCGCCCGGGATTGCAAGACCGCTGATGTGGTGCGGGCACTGGCGGTCGAGATCGGTATCGCACGGTGCGCGGACATGTCAGCCAAACCGAAGTGGCCGGTGCTCGAATCGGAGGCCGAGGTCAGCCTGGATGACTCGTTCCGGATCGAAACGGCGTTGTGTCTGGCGGCCACCGCGCTGACGAAGCCCGATCGTGCAGTAGCCACCGATACCATCGCGCCGCAAGGGCCCGAGGGCGGGCTGATCGCGTGGACCGGTATGGCCTACGTGTCGCTATGAGAGAGGGTGCGCTGTGGGGCATTACGTCACGATCGAGGGAAGCCTGACACCGACCACGGTTCTGGCGCGGGGTGTGCGCAAGACAGTGGCCGTCACCGACGAGGTCCGCAAGCTGGTGCAGATCGGTGGCGCCGTCGTGGTGGACGGCAGCCTCGACGAACCTGAAGCCCCCGGAAACGAGTCCAGCAGCGAAAGCACCGCGCAAGCCGAAACATCGGAGGAGCCCGAGCCGGATTCCGCTGCCGACAGCCCGCACACCGAGGCCGACACGGAGACCTCGGCCAAGCGTGCCCGCGGCGCACGCCGGTCGCCGGCCGCCGACCCGGACGCACCGCAGACGAAGCCCGATGGCGCGAGTTAGAGGGCGCTTCGAGCTTCACGAACGAGAGCTCAACGACCAGACCCGGGCTTTCGGCCGGCGCCGGATGGCGTCCCTGCAGCGACGTATCGCCACCCAGGCACGCGTCGACGCCCCCGTTCGCACCGGCAACCTCGGCCGCCAGGTCAACGAGGGACACATCGGTTTCACCGGCCCCCGAACGATTTCCGGCAGGGTCGGCAACAACGCCCGCTACGCGCTATACGTCCACGAGGGCTCGCGGCCTCACCTCATCCGGCCACGCAACGCCAAAGCGCTGCGGTTCCAGATAGGCGGGCGCACGGTGTTCGCAAAGCTGGTGCACCACCCGGGAACGAAGGCGCGACCGTTCTTGCGCAACGCCGGAATGCGAGTGGCATCGCGGGAACGCTGACCAACTATTCACTGCGAGTGAATCGTTCGGCTGCACCCCTGCTCGGCACGCTACGCGCCATGACCACACCCGCCTCGGAACCTCTCCAGTCGCCCGCCCCTGCACCGGCCGAACCGGCAGCAGCCGGCGCCATCGAACAAGATGTCATCGCGCCTAATTCGCAGGTAGTCACTGAACCAGCTGCCCACGGTGATGCGCTGCCAGCGGTCCGGGCCAGTAGCGAGGTAGCGACGCCCAGCGGGTGGCCGCACGAGTTCCTGGAGTTTGGTGGCGACAAGCTCGAAATCCGGGTTCCCACACCACAGGCCATGTCGGCGCTGTCGCTGGGAATGGGCAAGTACGTTCCAGCGAAGATGAAGAACGAGATCAGCGGCCTGTTCATCGCCCGGCATCTGTCGGAAGACACCTACGAGCACGTCTACTCGCGGTTGATGAACCCGGACGACACCGGATACAACGCCAACACCATCGGGGAGCTGATCGGCGCGCTGCTCAACGAAGGTGTCGAGCAATTCGAAAAGGTGTCGAAGGCACCGGAAGCGGTGAACAGCGAGTCCGAGAAGTAGCACCCTACCTCGCTAGCTTGAGCCGGTGACCACGCCCGTCGGCTCGATTCGCCTTGATCTGTCGATCGACGGTTCGGACCTAGACGACGAGATCACTGCTGCTGTGCAAAAGCACATGGGGCCCGCCATGGCGAGGCTTCAAGCGCAGCTTGATCGAATCGAGCGTGAGTATGTCGAGGCCGCGCGTGCGGCTGAAAAGTCCTCCGCTAAGCAGACAGCGGCGGCCAGGGCCGTTGCCGAAGCGGTCGAGGACATCGGTGACGAGCACACCAAGTCGGCAGCCAAAGCGCGTGCTGGCGAGAGCGTTTCGACACGGTCGATCAACGCGACCACCCGGGCCATCCAAAAGCAGACAGCAGCCTGGGAAGCGAACGCGGCGGCGCGGATCGCCGCGGCAGCCGCACCGACCCCGGCCGGACCACCGCCAGGCGGCGGTAGCCGAGGTGGGGGCGGCGGCAGCTCTGGCGGCGGTGTCAGATGGCATGGCGGCAGGGGAGGTTTCCTTTCCAGCCCCATGGGATTGAATGCGATTTCACTCGGTGTCGGCAGCCTTCCGGCCGCGACCACGGCCGTTGTCAACCTCACCGGGGCACTGCAGCAGCTCGTCCAGGTCGGATTCGTCGTACCTGGCGTCATCGGCGGCATGGTCTCGTCGATCGGCACCGCGGTGTTGGGGTTCCACGGCCTGTCCGACGCGGTGAAGGCATCGTGGGAGGCCGCGAAGTCGGGCGACCCGAAGGACATCAAGAAGGCTGCCGAGGCAATGCAGGGCCTTGCCCCGGCGGTCCAGGGCGTCGTCAAGGCCATAGTTTCCGCGCGCCCTCAGCTGGAGCATCTGCAGCGCGACATCGTGGCGCAGAACATGTTCGAGGGCGTCGATCAGAGCATCACCGAACTGACCGACAAATCGATGCCCACCTTGGAGAAGGGCCTCGGCGGCATCGCGAAGGTATGGAACGCCACGTTTAAGGAGCTTGGCCGCGTCGGCGGCCTGGACTCCTCGCAGTCAATCTTGGACAAGTTGTTCGGCAACACCGCTGACGCGCAGAACCGCGCCAACGCGGCGATCGAACCGCTGATCCACGGTTTCGGCACGCTGACTGCCGAGGGCAGCGACTTCCTGCCGCGTATCGCCGACGGGTTGACCGCTGTCACAAAGCGATTCGACAACTGGATCACCCGGTCGGTGGAGAACGGCAACCTCGACAAATGGATCACCGAAGGCATCGAGGGTGCCGACCATCTGGGCAACACACTGCTGAACATCGGCAAGATCATCGCCTCGATCACCAAAGCCGCTGGCGGCGACGGCGGTCTGTTGTCCGCGCTGGACGGCGGGTCCGGCGCGCTGGCCGACTTCCTGGCATCGGACCAGGGCCAGGAGAAGCTGATCAAGTTCTTCACCGAGGGACGCGAGCAGATCAAGCAGTGGATGCCGATCCTGGGCAACGTCGCCTCGCTCATGGGTGATGTTTACGACGGCATGAAGCAGTGGACCGCGGTGCTGCTGCCGATCCTCAAAATGGTTACCGACCTTCTCAACTCGATGCCAGGCGGCATCTCCGGTGTCGTCACAGCCTTCCTGGCGTGGAGAACGATCTCCGGCATTACCTCGGTTCTGTCCGGGATAAACAACATCGGGTCGGCCCTGGACGGTTTACCTGGGAAGGCAGGGACAGCGGCAGGGGGAATCAACAAGGCGCTGGCAGGTCTGGGCATCGGAGCGGCGGCATTCCAGATCGGCGGCGGCTTGATCAACTCGGATTCGGGGTTGGCGCAGGCCGGAGGGTTCGCCGCCAACGTCGGTGGCGGTGCCCTCGCCGGTGGCCTGATGGGCGGTCCGTGGGGTGCTGCGCTCGGCGCCATGATTGGTGCCGGTGTGTCGTTGTTCGAGCTGTCTCGCAAGCGCCTGGAAGAAGGCAAAGCCGAGTGGGACAAGTCGTGGCAGGAGCACCATGACAACCCGCCGCCGCCGGTTATCTCCCCCAGTGGCATCGACCTCAAGACGATGCTTCCGGTCGACCGTGGACCGTCGCTGTCGCAAGGCATGCTCGCGCAGATTCAGACGGGCAAACTTCCGGGGTACAGCATCGGCCCGAACGGCGCGGTGATCGGTCCCGACGGTCAACCACTGCCCGGCCTGAACCTGGGCGGCGTGACGCCGTACACCCCCTCGTTCCCGCTACCAACGCTACCGCCCCCTGCTCCGCCTCCACAGAAGCAACCGACCACGTTCCTGCCGATACCCGGCGCGACGGGGCAAAACGTCCCCGCCCCGCAAGGAACTAACCTCGGTCAGTTGATCGGCGCCGGCGCGTTGCCCGAGGTACAGGCCAACGTCCAGAAGTTGGCATCGGACATCCAGGCACTGCCCGAGGGTGAGGTTAAGATCAAAGACCCGTCGCCCGAGGTGATGAAAAACCTTGAGTCCCTGGATGTCCAGATCACCAAGGTCTCGGAGAACGAGATCCAGGTCAAGGCCAACACCAGTGCGGCACAAGCCCAGGTCGAAGCGTTCATCCTCAAGTACAAGCAGCAGACGATCACCATGATGATCCAGGCGCAGGGAATGACTCCCGCGGTGCCGCCTGGCCGCGCCGACGGCGGCGTGCTGCCCGGTTGGTCTCCCGGTGTCGACAACATGCTGATACCGATGTCCGGCGGCGAGGGCGTGCTCATCCCCGAGGCTGTGCGCGGCCTGGGTGGGGCTGCAGCCATTTACGCCATCAACAGCCGGTTCCGTAGCGGCCTGTCCCGCAGGGGATACGCCGACGGCGGCGTGGTCGGTGCGGTGGCAGGTATTCCTGGCGTGGATGACAACACCGAACTCGGAGTGCTGCGACAAATCCGGGACCTGTTGGCCGGCAAGGGCGGAGGCCCGCTGCCCGCGACCTCGGATGCCATCAAGTCCATCGCCTCCGACGGCGTCGCATCGGCCACCGGCAATTCGCCGGCACGGATGGGGCCATTCGGCACACCGATCAAGGCGCGCAATCCCGGCTACGAGGCCGCCGCGGCGGCGATTCAAGCGCTGGGAGGAGATCCGGCGAAGTGGATTGGCGAAGACCCGAGCACCTACCTGCCCCGCGGTATCGGCGGAATCGGTGGTGTGGGTGCCGGCGGATACGCGCAGTACGCGGCGCTGCTGTCAAAGTTCGCCAAGAGCGGCAACCTGACAGCCGAACTCGTCGGTGCTGGTCTGGACGCCAATGAGCCGGTCATCCGGGCGATCACCACCGCACGAAACAAGAAACGGGGCGCCCTCGGAGACGACGCTATCGCCGCGCTGGTCGAGCAGATCATCGGCGGCGCCGGATACACCGGCTCCCTGAACTCGAGTAACAGCGCGCTGATCAGCTCGTTGCAGACGTTCCGTGACAAGCTCGGCAGGACAGCGGTTCCCAGCGGAACCGCAATCGCGGCGCTCCCGGCAGGCGGCGGCCCGAAGGGCTCCAAGGCAGGGCTGCAACCCGGCGCAAACCAGCTGTGGGACTTCATCGCCACCAACTTCCCCGAGGTCCGCGAGATAGGGGGAGTGCGCCAGGACGCTATCTCTGATCACCCGAGCGGCCGCGCCTTGGACATCATGGTCGGCCAAAACAAGGAACTCGGCGACCGTATCAACGCGGCGTTGCGCGCCAACTACATTGCGCTGGGCCTGGACTCGACTATCTGGCGCGACAAGTGGGAAGACTTCAACGGCAACAGCTCCACCGTCGCCGGACACCAGGACCACATCCACGCCAAGGTCGCCGCCGGCGCGGCGACGGGCATGCCCGGATTGCCGATGCCAGGCGGTGCCCCCGGTCTGGCCGGCACGGGCAGCGGCGTGGTCCCGGTCTACGTGACCAACTTCGACGGCCAAATGCGCGGCATGGGCGACCAAATGCTTGGTGCGCTGTCGCAGTCGGGTGGACTAGCCGCGTCGAACGTCGCAGGCGACGTGATGAGCGCGGTCGCCGGGCTCGGCCAGGAGCCCTGGAACAAGAAGAACGCCACCTACACCGAGCTCAATCAGCTCGTCAAGGAACGCAACCCGCTGGCACTTGCCAAGGCCATGGGACTGAATGTCGAAGACTTCACCCGCGCCGGCGGCGACGCAGGAGAACTCACCACCAACGACGGCAAGGCCTTCGACGCCAGCGGACGCATGTTCTCCGACACAGGCGCCTTACTTGACCGGACATTCACCAGCGTCAACGCCCAACTCAACGCCATGCGTGAACAACTCGTCGATGTCATCGAGCAGACCAACGCCAAACTCAACGAGGAAGCGCTGGAGCCGGTCGTCAAGGCGGGTGTGCAATCGGCCCTGGAGAGCTTGAAGGACAGCGTGAGCGGCCAGATCGGTACCGCCCTGGGGCAGGCGGCTGCACCACCGATCGCCGATGCGGTCCGCAGCGCGATCCCAGCCGACGGCGGCGGTGGGGGCGCTGCAGCAGGCATCGGCGGCAACATCGCTGGCGCACTCTTCGCCACCGGCGGCCCAGTGTATGGCGGCATCCCGGGCAAGGATTCCGTTCCGGCGCTGCTCATGCCGAACGAACACGTGCTCACCACCGACGACGTAGCGCGCATGGGCGGTCATGCTGGTGTCTACGCGTTCCGGGCCGCCCTTGCCCGCCACGGTGGTGTGCGCGGGTTCGCCACCGGCGGCGGAGTCAACGTCAACGACACGGTGGGCGCGGAATTCTTTGGCGTATCGCAGATCCCGATCTTGGGCGCCATCGTCAACCTGCTGGTTCGTGTGCTGCTGCGGGTGCTGGGTGTCGAAATTGAGGCCCGAGACACCCTCAATGAGATGACCGACGAGTTCCGTCAGTTCCGCGGCGACTTCGAAGCATTCGATGCCAGCGGACGCCTGATGAACGACACCTCGGCGCTCGTCGACCGCTCATCCACCAGCGAGGAAGAAGCGGCACAGGAACGCATCCGGATCCTCAAGATTGTGATCGAGGCGCTGATCAAGTACATCATCGAGAAGGTCATCGTGCCGATCGCGAAAGCCGTTGCCAACGCCGCGATCCAAGCGGGAGCATCGGCGGCCGGCGCTGCGGTCAACACCCAAGCACCGGGCGCCGGCGGCATTGTGTCCGCTCTCATCAGCTCAGGCGGGCAGGCGGGCGTGGACATCATCGCCGAGATCGGCAGCCAGCTCGCCGTCGAGGCGGCCGGGGTGATCATCGACATGCTGGGCGAAGGGCTGCAAAGCTACTTCCCGGACATCGTCAACGCCATCTTCGGTGGCGGGCTGCTGGAGAACCTGATCGCCGCACCGATCACCGCTGCGCTCGAAATTCCGCTGGCCATCATCGGTGCACTCAGCGGCGGCTTGACAGGCCTGTTCGCGCCGCTGCTGGCCATCCTGAGTGGCGGATCATTCGATCAGGGCGGCCTCGCGCGCGGTGTCGGCATGATGCCCAAGGCCACGATCCGGCCAGAGCGCGTCCTATCGCCGCAACAGACCATCCTGTTCGAGCGCATGATCGCCGCCCTGGAACGCAACCCTGGCGGCGCCAGCGGCAACCCCACGTACGTGACCGCGCAGATCAACGTCGAGGGCGGCCCACGAGCGGGCGAGAACGTCCGCGCCGGACTGTTGGAGCTGATGAGCTGATGGCCTACCGCGGATACTTCGCCCTCAACGGCGTGGAGATCGCCAACAGCTCCCGGGTGATCGCGCACCTGGGCCAGGATGTGCCAACCAGCGACATCGGTGTCTTTGGCGACGATCCGAGCACCGACTGCGCGCTCATCGAATCCACCGAATTTCCGGGGTTCTACGAAATCCCCGACAGCTCCACCGAAGTGAGCCCCGGCCTGCTCACGCCACCCAACGGTGCCCGCCGGCTGGGGCCCGGCCTGTTTGAGATCAACGGCACGTGCTGGGGTCCGATCGCGTTCTGCGGGTCGTGTTCCACAATCGTCACCTACGATGATTCGTGGCCAGGCCTTCGGGAATTCCTGGGCGACAACATCTATCGCCCCGAGCTGGCACCGTGGTACAGCACCGAACTGCCCGAATCCACAGAGTTCGGCGGCGTATGGGTGATGAAAATCGACGGCCTGGGAGCAACACCGGTAGAGCGGCCCATCACCCAGATGACCGGATCAGGGGCCGCGGCCGGCCCGCACCGGGACCTGTCACGCACCCTCACGTTCGAGGCGCTGATGATCGCCTGCACTCACGCTGGCGTCGAGTTCGGCATGGACTGGTTGTCCTGCATCCTGCGGGACACCATCGACGACAACACCAGCGTTCTGCGTTATCTTGCTGCCAGCCCAGCGCATTCGGGCGTCGATCCGGCATCGTTGGTGCGTGAGGTGCATGGCGTTGTCTTGACCAAAGAGCCGCGGATCATCTCCGAATACAACACCCAGGCCGGCCAGCATCACCAAGCCAACCTGTATCGCATCAGCTGGGAAATGACGGTGCTCTCGCCCTACGCCTACCTGCCGCAGGTAAGGGTGCCGGTCGACTGGGACGAGATCACCAGGCAGCCGGTCAACTGGGTTCACGCTGCCGACTGCGAAAAGCCCTCCACCTGTTCGGACATGCCGGTGCTGTTCTCCGCTGACTGCGTGCCCGAGGAGATCGCGATCCTGGACACTCCGCCGCCGGTGTGTGGCGGGTGCCTGCCGGTCGGCGAGATCGACAAGTACAGCTTCCGTATCCCCACCATGGACTACGCGTTCCGCTGCCGGGACACCGCGGTCAGTATCGCGATCCGTAACCTCGGCCAGACGCCGTTGACACTGCAAGCATTCCTGCGGGTGTGCGGCACCGATGTGCGCTGCGAAGACAACCGATTCCCGCTGCAGGTATCGGGTCTGCCACCACTGACAGAGCTGGTCCTCGACGGCATCTCGGGGCGCTACTGGGCCATCTATGACGACCGCAAGCACCGCGCCGTCGGGATCGTCGGCACCCCCAACGGCGCGCCCTGGCGGCCACCACGTATCGACCGCGAAACATGCTGGGATTTCATCGTTCAAACAGCTAGCACCTCGCAATTCGAGGTCACCATGACACTCACCGATCGGGAGCCGTGAGCCGTGCCGGTCATCAGCTCTGAACAGATCGTGTCGCTGCGCACCGCCAGCGGCAAGCAACTCGACCAATTCCTGGCCACGCATCAGGAGTCGTTGAAATGGACCCGCGAGCAGCGGCAAGTATCGGTGCTGGAAATGACCGTGCCGAGCGTGATCGACGCCGGCCGCATGGACATCACACCGTGGCTGCATTGGATCGACGTGTTCGACGCTCAGGGCCGCGAGCTGTACTGGTCAGGACCGATCCAGCGGGTCTCAGCTAGCCGCTCACGAACCTCCATTTCCGCGCGGGATATGTCGGCGTTGATGACCCGCACGCGCTGCCCGTTGACGAAAAACTGGGATGCAGCCGACCCCTCGAAGATCGCGGGCGAGCTGTGGGCCGCGATGATCGCCCACCACGGACTGAACACTCGAGCCATCGAACGCGTGGACCCGCGCGGCGACCACTTCGATTTCGAGGCTACCGCCGACGAGCAGATGATGAGTGCGACGTTCGATCGGCTCGTCGGGCTGGGGCTGCACTGGACAGTCGTGGGCGGTGTGCCCATCCTGGGCCCGGCCCAGCTCAAATCGATTGTGGCGCTCGGCGAAGACGACTTCACGGGCGGGGAGTTCTCGATCGTGCGTGATGGCAGCCAGACCTACAACGATGTCCTACTGCGCGGCGGCGACAACCTTGCTCGCGCCAGCGTGCCGATGGGCGGTCTGCGGTTGCAGACGATCAACAACATCGACGACATGTTCGGTGTTTCCAACGTCGACCGCGCAGCCAAGCAATACGTGCGCTACACCGGGGCCATCAAAGACACCTTGGTGCTCTCTGACGGTGCCGTGCTGCATCCTGATGCTCCGCTAGACATTTCGCAGCTGATCCCGTCAGTACGGTTCAACGTCGAAGCACTGGGGGTGCTGCAACTGATGGAACTGCAGAACGTCACAGTCACCGGTGACGGAGCCGTGGCGCTCACGCTGGCTTCGGTCAACGACGACCTACCGGAACTGGTGGAGATCGCCCAGAAAGGGGCGGTGACACAGTGAGCCGAGTTCCAGGCCAGGCGCCGCGCACCGACCAGGAGTGGACACGCGAGGTGGCGCAGCGGCTCTCAGCACTCGAAAATCCGCGAACAATCCGGGTGGGGATGTGGGTTCTGTCCGCGGTCGCCGGCCGACTCATGGCGACCAGCCCCGGTGAAGTGCTTGAAGTCGGGCAGGAACCGACGCCCGTTGCGGTTGATTTGAGCCAGCGCGGCAGCCAGGTTTCTGAGCAGGAGATCGCCGAGGCCGTCACGGGCGGCAATGGTAAGACGTTCACCTCGATCACCGACTGGTTGACGGCGAAGTGGTCGGAGCTCTCGAGTACGACGACGAATGCGAATACCGGCCTCGGGAACTGGACGTCATGGCTCACCGGCGGCTCGTGGGCCAACGTCGGTGCCGCGGTGTCCGACTTCTTGAGCACCAAGAGCACTGCCGCGACAGCGGGGACCAATGCGGCTACGGGGCTGGGCAATTGGACGTCCTGGTTGTCCGGTGGTTCGTGGGCGAGCATTGCGGCGTCCGTTGCTGATTTCCTGGGAACGAAATCAACGGCCAACACCGCGGGCACCAACGCCGCAACCGCGATGGCCGACGCGAGCGCTGCCTCCACCGCGGCGGCAGCAGCCCAGAGCAACGCGCAGGGCGCCATCGATGCCGGCATCAACGCCATCCGCAACACCCCGGGCGTCGTGGGTCAGGCAGTGGAGGGCTTCGCCGACGCGCTGGCTTCGATCCCCACCCAGATGTTCAATCAGTTCGGCGGCAACAACGTTCCACGAGCCTCCCAGGAACAGGCCAACCAGGCGATGGCCGCGCTGGTCAACACCCTCAACGCTCAGGGGGCCGCAATCAGTGCGCTGCAAAACATCTTGTCCGACGTGGGCGGATTCAACGAGTCGGTGACCTTCCGGCCCGCCGAAACCACGGTGTTCACCGGCCCCGGAACCGCGCCGTGGACACCCCCGACGTGGGCGGTCAGCGCCGAGTACGCCATCGCGCCAGCTGCCGGTGGCGGCGGTTGCGGCGAGGGAGGATCGGGCGCCTACGGTGTCGGCGGCTATCCGGCCAACTGGGCCACCGGCAGCTTCCCCCTCGAACCCGGCGCCTACTCGATCTTCGCCGGCGGCGGCGGTCTGGGCGGCCAAGACGAGGGCCTGGGCTTCGGCGACAACGGAAGCCCCGGCGACACCTCCACGATCACCAGTCCCTCGGGTGCGGTCGTTGCATCAGTCGCTGGCGGTCTCGGGGGTGAAGGTGCGCGCCGTGGCGGCAGCGGCCAGAACGGCAAGACCATCAACCCTCAAACGCTGTCAGCGTTCGGGGACACCTTCACCGCAGGATCCGGCGGAACCGGCAACGCGGGCGCCGGTGGTCCCGGAAGTGGCGGCGCAGGCGGCAGCGGTGGCTTCTTGGGCAACTACACCAAAGGCGGTCTTGGCGGTCCGGCCAAGATCTGGTTACGCGCCCGCGCGCCGGTGCCGACTCAGTTCACCGCCATGGGCACCCTCATCTTGCCGACGCTCAAGCTCAATACCGGGGTCGCGCAGACCGATTCGATGACCGCGGCCGGACAGTGGCGCACCGTGCCCCCTGGCGGCGCCGGCGGCGGCTACATGCTGATCATCCGCGCCAACGCGACATTCACCGACTACGTCTACCTGCGTGTGTGGGATGTTTCCGGGGCCACCCACTACGAGCTCGGCCGGGTCGCCTCCGGAGTGAAGTCCGCCTGGAGGACGGGAACGATCGGCGCGGCCATCCCGTTCAACGCCTTCACCCTGACCTCCGACTCCGTACGCACCTTCACCGTTGGAGTCAACGGCACCGCATTCGACTCCTACAACGATTCCGGCGCCACCTCACTGATGGGGCCCAACTATCGCGGCGGCGGCTGGGCGTCCTCGGATTCCACACTGCCAGGGTCGATGTCGCAATTCGCGTTCCTGGACACCGGCACTCCCTCACGCATCGTGTCCGCCGCGGTGGCCACAGCACAAGGAACCGCGAGCACTTCCTACGTGGACCTGACCACCACCGGGCCCTCGGTCACTCTGAACGTTCCCGCCAGCGGCGAACTGACCATCGATGTGTCAGCGGCCTATTCATCGGGCGGTGCAGCCGCCCAAACCGGATATATGGGGTTCACGCTGTCGGGCGCGAACACTCTGGCTGCCGCTGACACGCGCGCTGCCTACGGTCGCACAGTGACGTCCGGCATGTTCGGGACCATCGCACGCCGATTCCACCTGACAGGCCTTTCTCCCGGCACCACCACCGTCAAGGCTGTCTACAAGACCAGCACCAGCACCGCCACATTCTCTGACCGCAACCTCATCGTCGAGCCCAAACCATAGGAGAAGCAATGGGATTCGCAAAAGCAGTACCGCTGCAAGAAACCACCTATCAGGCGATGTACTTCGATGGCACACCGCAGAGCGCCGCGCAGACCTTGATGATGATCGACTCGCTGCTGACCGCTCGTAAGCTGCACTACGGCATCATCCACGGCTCGCAGGAAGTCGAAAACCCCACGGCGTGGCGAATCCAGCTGTCGCGCCGCGATGGTTCATCCGAACTGATCGCGATCGCGGACCGATGGATCGTGGTGTCTTCGACCGGAGCCGTACGCGTCATGACCCCCGCCGAGTACCGCGTTGAGTTCGCCGTCGCGTGAGCACAGTTGGCACTGCTGGTCGTTACCCTGCCGCCATGGACGGATACCTGCGCGGTTCGGTGAAGATCCACCCTGACTATCCCGAGAACCCGACGATTGCGCTGCGCAGCGTGTTTGACGACGACGATGCCACCGGCTGCAACTCGTGGTTGGTCGTCTCGGCGGGTTCGGGTGCGCTTTATCGCACGGAGTCGTTCGTTGCCGACTGGCCCGACGCAGACGGGCTGACGTTGACGACCACGCTCACCCCGGCTCCGTAGCCTCACGGTCGTGCCGATCACGGAGTACACCGAGCCGAATGTCTGCATCGGGGAGAACCTCACCACCGATGCGGCCGGTCAGCTGCGGCTCCAACCGTGGGCGCTGGTACGCCCTGTGGTCGACATCCGGGCACTCTCGGGCGGTGACGGTTCGATCATCGCGCCGCTGATCGCGCTGCCCGGCAAGCTGCTGATCGACCAGAAAGCGTCCTGGCGCAACGATTCCCCGCTGCCGCAGATGGTGCTGATCCGCGTTACGCGCGGGCCGCGGTCATGGCTCACCTCGAATCCGAACGCTATCCAATTCCGCGACCGGTGGACTACCGCGGTCGACACGGATGCTGCGATGCCGGTGACCACCGGCATCTACAACTCCCAGTGCGGATCGGCCTGGGACTTGGGAACGAACAGCGTCGCCGAGCCCAACCCCGGCCGGCAGTGGCGATGGGCCGACGCCAACAGCATGGACGAATGGGTGGGACCGATCGATCCGGGGGCAACGCTCAACCTCTGGTACCGCTGCTATGTGTGGACCCCGCCGCCGTGGTCGAACAACGCGAACAAGAATCAGCCGCAGCACGAGGCCCGCGCGAACTGGACGCGCATTGAAATGCGGGCCTTCCCGCAGCAGGGGAATGTGGTGACCGGATGAGCATCAAGGTGTGCACCTCGGAGTACATGCTCTCCACCGTCAACGGGCTCGACATGAGGCGAAGCTGGTTCCCCAGCATCGTCGCTGAGCGATTCCTGCAGTCCAAGAAGGACGGGCAGATCAGCCGATCACCAGACCCGGTGACTATGATCGATGGTGATCTGACGTACTTCAACAACACCCCAGACCCGGTGTACATCACCGTGCAAGTCATCCGGGCTCCCCGCAGCATCGTTGCCCAAAACCCGGGCACCGTAGTGATTCACGACGCCTGGTCCTGGGCTGTCGGCAAGTCGCCCACAGCTGACTTTCCCTCGGTAATCCAGGACTCATTCGGCGGCAGGGGACAGGTGGACCGACCCGAAAACGCCGCGGACAAGCTGCTGTTCGGACGTTTCTTCGCTGACGGAGACAGCTCCCAAGCCTGGGTCAACGTCGGCCAACTCGACGCGCAGGATTCCCTGCACTTCCGATACCTGGCCGCTGTCCAAACCCCAGGCGTATGGACCACCCCTTCAGAGTTCGAGTCGCGCTGGGAAGCACAAGCCCGCTGGACTCGACTGCTGGCGTTCGCGATGCCGATTGGTTCGGCATGAGCGAGCACTTCGCGATCATCGGCGACGCCATCGCGCCGCAGCCCTGGATGCAGATGCGCCACCTCAAAGGCGCCGAAGTGCCTTCGGTGTCAAAGTCTTACGACACATCAGGTGGCGGCAACAAGAACGACGCAGTCCACGCGATCGTGGTGTCCTGGACGAACAACACACCGATTCCGCAATCGGTCTACGGCATGGTGACCCGGGAAGGCGCCCAGGTGACGCTGCAGGCACGATCCCGAGGCTACCTGCTCACCCTCCACGGCCGCGATATCACCGCAACCGCGGCGGTGCCGACATCGTGGGACATGGCCGAGGTCAGCAAGTTCGGTATCGGCGGCGACATCGGCAAGGGCGGAATCCTGGCTCTCGGCACCGGATTCGGGGTCAGCGAGATCCGGCAGAACTCAGCCAGCATCCCGTTGATGCCGCACTGGACCGGCTGGAGCATCGTGGCACCCGGGCAGACGTTCCACGGCCGGGTCGAGGTGCGGTTCCGGACGGACTTCTGGGAGAACACCTCGATCGACGGCGGCGACCAAAACACCGAGTCGGGCTTCATCTCCGGCGGCACCCGCCTCGATCTCTACGCCACCCCGGTCATCGGTGAGCCACCTGTCTTGTCGACCCCCACGGTTGTCGGGATAGAGCACTCGGTGAACAACACCTTCCACACCGACGTCGATGTGCCCGCGGGCACCGCCTTAGGCGACATGCTTATTGCGGTGGTATCCAACCAGTTCGGGCTCATCAGCGACATCAAGCCCGAGCAGACCGGCTGGACACAGGTCCACGCCCGCGACGGCGGCTGGGAAGACGCCCACATGAAGGTGTACGTGCGGGCCGCCAAAGCCACCGAACCGGCCTCCTACACATTCGGCAACGGCCTACTGGCTGAGTCCATCACACACCTGATCACCGTGCGCGGCGCCAACCCGCTGCTCGATGAGGGCTGGCAGTTCGCATCGTCGCTACGCAAGAGATGGTGGGAACGCTACGACGGCCATATCTGCCCATCGATCGACCGCGCCGGACAACTGCTGCTGTTGGTGTCCTACATCCCGCACAACGCGCTCCAAACCACGCTCACGCAGACCGTGCCGGCCGGGACGACGGAACTGGAGAACGTAGACGGGAACCTGGCATGCAGCGCGGTGGCCGCACTGCCGAACCCGCCGCGGCCGACAGGGGAGCGCACGTTCGTCGCATCGGAGGAACCGTCCTGGGCTGGCCGCTCCATCACGGCATCGATCCTGGTGCCCGGCACGTTCAAGTAGTTGCGCCTCGGAGGTTCACATGTACGACCCGCCAGACAGTTTCGACGACATGCTCGGTGACGCGGACCTGGCCCCTCAGACAGGCCCGTTCGTCCCCCTCGAAGTCCCCGGTGTCGGGGTCGTCAGGGCACGCCGGCCAATGCCCAACGCCGTGCCGGTGCTGGCCATGTCGGTGAACGCCAAGATCGATGTTGTCGAGAAACAGGGCTACCTGACACTGTTCCTGCAGAACCACCTGGAATCCGGCGAGCACGAACGCATCTTGGTCACCATGATGGGCGGCGAACTGCCGGCCGACAGCATGGGCAGGGTTGCCCGCGCGATAGCGACATGGGGCACGGCCCGCCCTACCTGGCCGTCATCACGCTCAGTGTGATGGCGGCTACTCACTGGCGGGCGATTCGGACTCGAATGCGAGGCGACGGTATCGCCGATCCGATGCGGCAGCTGCCGCACATGCACGCACTGATCGACGAAGCCGAGAAGGTGTGGCTGGAAGCCCTGCACACCGGCAACGAGGAAAAGGACAAGCACGAGCGCGAGCAGCTGTTGGACCGGCTGTACGCGCCGACCACAGACGGCGCCGAGACACTGAACGGCGACGGATACCAAGCCAAACGCACGCCGCCGCCCGGGTTTGAAGATCCGGCCGAGGTCGAGGCCAACTTCGATGCGGTCGCGCGGGCTTTCGGCGGCCGGTAGTTGCACGCCGCCGCCCTAACCTGCCCGGCATGGCGAAGTTGGCGCAGGTGGTCCCGTATCTCGACATGTCGGCCCCCCGCGGCCAGCGCCTCGCACCAGAGATGCGCGAAGAGATCGCCGAAGTCGCGCCCTCGACCCTGAACGACGGCGCGGTCAAGACAGCGAAGCTGGCCGAAGAAGCAGTCACCGAACCGAAACTGGCTGCCGGAGCGGTCACATCGCCCAAGATCGCGTCGAAGGGCGTCAAGGCCGTCAACATCGACGACGCTGCCGTTGGCACACCCCAGCTGGCCGCTGGTGCTGTCACCGCAGCCAAGGCCGGCGTCGGTGTTGTCACTGCCCACGACAGCGCAGGCAACGCCATCAAGCTCGACGCAGTGCCCATGACCTCGACCGACTACACAGCGCTGACGACCAAAGAACCCAACGTCCTCTACCTGCTGAGCGACTGATGCCCGGTATCTACCTCGGCGGCACCGCTATCAAGGCAATGATGCTCGGCGAGAAGGCCATCACCCGGGCGTATCTCGGCGAAACCCTGGTGTGGTCAGCGAACCGAATCCGCGACGACTTCAACCGTGCTGACGGAGATCTCGGTGTCAACTGGGTGATCAGCCCCAGCGTCGACGGCTATAAGCCCAGTGTGGTCGGCAACGTGTGCCGCCTCGGAGTGCCGGACGGGCTGCTCTCGCTGCAGCTGAACGGCGCTCACGCCCGCTACGTCGCCACGCTGGACCGCGACGACGGCTATGTGGAGTTCCGCATCGGCAGCCAGGGGTCAGGGCCGAGCCTAACCGGTGACCTGTGTAGAACCACGATCCTGGGGCGCGGGTCCAACAATGCTGTCACCGGTGGCGTTGGGGTGCAAATGGATTCATCGACGCTGCGGATCGTGCGGAGGGCCGGGGTGGACACTGTGGTCAAGACGATCGGCACCTTCGGCGCTGGCGATGTCATCCGGCACAACTTCATCGGGAACGTACACACGTTCCGCCGCAACGGCAGCCTGCTCGAAGAGTGGAACGACGAGAACGCCACCGCCCCCAAGGGAACAGGGAACCGGTCGCTGATCATCTCCGTGCAGGGCTCCAAGGATCTCCTGGGGCCACGCAGATTTGGCCCGGCCATTGACTACGTGGAGATGGGCTGATGCCGGCCCGGTCCTTCGCGCAGCTCGTCAAGCATCCGCTGTTCTACATCGCGCTGGCCGGGGTCTCGTTCCGGATTGGTTGGTGTGCAGCCCATTACGTCAGTGACCGCATGGACAACTTTGATCCAGATATCGGTAAGGGGAAGTACGGATGGTGATCAAGGCCCGGATAGCTCAATGGCGCGGGGAGTTGTTCGACAGCATCGGCGAACACTGCGGCGCTGTCGTGCGCGAGCTGTTGGCGAAGTTCCTCAACGATTTCCGGCAGGATGTGCGCGCCGAGGTCGCCGCGGTCGCGCATAAGGCCGACGAATCGGTGGACAAGCTCACCGACGCCATCCCCGGCACCCTCGATGACCGCCTGTTCGACGGCCGGTTCGGTCAACTGCTGCAACGTCTTGAACAGCTGATCCCGCTCTTCGGTGGTGGCAGCCGATGAGCTTCGTATGGTTCCGGCCCGACGGCCCGCTGCGCAGCCGCGAGCAGATCGCCTGCGAGGTACACGCCGTGTCACTGGCACGTGGTCTTGACGAGCTCGCCACCGTCTTGGCGCTCATGTGCATCGACGTCGAGGTCGGCGCCGACGACGACAACGGGCAGCGGCAGTGGTGGTGCCCGTGGAACGCGGCAGACCCGCAATCCGAGCAGTTCGACCACGACTCGCAATCCGACGATGCTCTCTCGTCGGGCTATTTCCAGCAGCAGGTCTCACGTCCTGGTGCGCCAGGGCGTCCCTGGGGCTGGGGCGGCCTGTTCGGCGACCTCAACGGTGCCAGGAAACGCATGACCCTGGCCGACTCCGCGGACATGTTCCTGGCCGCGCTGCCCGACGACTACGGGCGCGCTGCTGGAAACCCAGCCGTGGCAGGGCAAGTCGTGCAGCAGGTCCAAAAGTCGGCGTTCCCGGATCGGTATGCGCAGCGTTGGGGCGAAGCATGGTCGGTGCTGCGTCGCGCGCTGGCCGGCGGGCCAGTGGATCCGTCCGTGCCGACCACCCCGGATGTGCTGACACCGGCGCCCGGCTTCCGCGGAGACCCATACTGGCTGGCCGATGTGCTGCGCGCCGAGGGGCTGCGCGTTTTCGAGATGGACGGCTGGAAAGACCGCGGGGAAGGCGACCAAGGCGTGCTGTGGGGCGCGGTGTTCCATCACACCGGCAACGCCAACGAGACCCCAGAAGGGATCGCATTCCATCCGACGCTGGGGTTGGCCGCGCACCTGCTGATCCGGCCCAACGGCGATGTATGGGTCTGCGGTATCGGCAAGGCCAACCATGCCGGTGTCGGGTCGTGGCCCGGGATTCCCACCGACAACGCCAACCCGGTGACGATCGGGGTAGAGGTCGCGATCCTGCCGCAGGAGAACGCCCCACACCGGACCGGCTGGCCGCCAGTGCAATACGAGGCCACGGTCAAGGCATTCGCAGCGATCCTACGCAAGCTCGCCCAGACGGCGAAACGCGCTATCTCCCACAAGGAATGGGCACAACTCGGACCCGCCGGGGTGCGGCAGGGCAAGTGGGACCCCGGCGCTATCGACATGAACATCTTCCGCACCGACGTCCAGAGACAAATCGACACCCGCACCACAGGAGGTTTCCTTATGGCCCTGACCGACTCCGAACAGCGCGAGATCCTGGATTACGTTCGCGCGCAGAACGCGCCGATCCCGTCGACCTCGCCGCTACGGCACCTCGGCGAAGGCAACGTGAACACCCGCGCCAACCTGGCGCGCGCCATCGACGCCAACCAGCACGTGACCGCGGTGGTCACCCTGGCCAAGGAAGGTCACACACCCTCGATCGCGCTGCTCTGGGAGGTATCCACGGCGGCCGACAACCCGGGCACGTACCCGGACCGGCAGGAAGACGCCAAGCTCGCCAAGACGCTGCTGGCCAGCATCAGCAAGACCAAGAAGGCCGTCGCCGCCGAGGACATCGAAGCGTGGCTCGACGCCGAGAAGGTTGCCGCATGAACGGGTCTGACGGTAAGTGGATCGGCTACGGGGAGGGTGATGAATCCGACGCGGTGATACCGATCGAACGCCGGCTGTTGCTCGCCTATCCGAAGAACAGCCGCGCTATCGAACACGGCGTCATCTTGGACCGCAAGTACACCGCGGCCACCAAGGCTTCGGTCATCGACATCACCACGTTCATGAACAACGACCCCGGCGAATTGGAGCGGCTGCAGCGCATGGGGATCGCCACCCCACTGCGCAGTGACGGCGTGGCGAACCTCGACGTGCGCAAGGCCATTGGCGCCTATGTCGAAGCCCCCGCCAACCCGGCGCCGTCCCTGTACCCGATCCAGGGCGTGTGGGCTGATTCGCGGGCGTTCCTGAACCCGCCGACAGCGCACAGCTTCGCCAAGGCCACCAACGATTTCCGCGACGAAGCGATGCGCCTCTACCGGCCGATGGCGGGCACACCCATCTGGCTTATCGGCTACAGCATGGGCGGGGTATCGGTGCAGAAGTTCCTGACCGCGCTCCCGCCCGAATGGCGCGAATACGTCGTCGGCGTAACCACATTCGGTGACCCGGCGATGCCCGCCGAAGGCAGCCTCAATGGAAATGATCCGGGGGAGGGGATCTCCAAAACTCCTCAGCCCTCCTGGGTGTGGGATCGCTACTGGTCTTATTCGATCGACGGCGACTGGTACCCGCGTGCCCGCGGCCTGCTGTTCCTGTTGTACGAGCTCCTGACTCGCGCAGAGCTGACCTTGGATTTCGCCAGCTATCTGTTCACCGTGTTCCCGAAACAGGCGTTCCAGCAGCTACTCGGGACCGCGCCGAGCGACGACCCGCTGTATGGAGTGTTGAAGGGCCTGGCCGGACTGATGACGTCGGGCCCCGCGAATATGTTTGGCGCGGTACTCAATCCGCTGCAACTGTTCGCGATCCTGCCCGACCTAGTGCGCCTGCTATTCGACGCCCTCAAGTTCATCGCCACCGGCGCACACGGCAAGTACGGGGATCCGGCCTATGCGCTGTGGGATGGCATGACAGCGGTTGACCACGCGGTGAAGACCATCCGACAGCAAGCGCCATACGGCTGCACACTGTTCCTGCTGCCAGGCACCTGGGACGCGTGGAACCACGGATTCCAGTTCGACGTCGCCGCGCAACTCCAATAGCGTGCCTGGTTAGACGGCAATACCGCCCTGGTGGTCCCGTCGTTGGCAGTAGCCTGCCACTGTGAATTCGGACTCGAATCCAGATGAACTTCAAGAGCGCGATGACCTCATACTCGATCCTGGGACACGGGAGAGGCTGCGCAGCGCGCTGGCTGGCTGGCGAGGCCCGAGCATTCTGTACAGCAACGCCCTCGCTGATGTTGTTGCCAAAACCGCTAAGCTCACCTCGTTTTCGCTCCCCCAGTCAGTTCTCAACCGAGCCTCGATCCTGTCTGGAATTGAGGCCCATCGGTTGAAACTCATGGAGGCGGTCAAGCCCACGCGTGATATCCAAATTGGATTGAGCGCGCAGCTCGCCGACAGGCAGGCGCATTTCGCAAAGCTGAGCGCGAACCTCACGAAGACGATCGACATAGGGATCAGCGACTCTGTCGCTAGAGTGGCAAAGCAGTTTGCGGCCGAGCAAGCATCTTGGCTCAAGACGCTGGGACCGACTCTTGAGCGGATGACGCGTGGCCTCTATCCGCCAAACTTGCGCGAAATCGAAGATCTTGAGTTCGGGGACGTAGAGAGAGTCGTTATGGACGACGGCATCGCGTTATATGGTGTCCCGCGCACTCCCATCGCGAAGGCGTTGATCAATGCGGACACCGCCGCTAGACGTCGCGACACCCTCGGGCGTCGGTGGAGTGAGGTGTCCGCGGACTGCCGCAAGGCTGTCGAGAGGCTCGCATCGGATGTAGTTGCTCCCTACGCGCCTTTCGCGTTAGCCGCGTTGGATGCACTCGACAACAGCCACACCGAGGCGGCTCAGGCGCTCACGGGCTCGCTAGTCGACAATCTGCTGACCAGGTACTTTGGCGAGGACCGTAAGAACTATGTGCCCGATAGGAACGGCAAGCGGACCACTAAAGCCTACGACGAGTTCACTGTCCACCAGTTCATCGTGTTCGCCCCAATGTGGCGGGCGTACCAGCAGTACCATAACGGCGACCCAGTGCCGAGTACTTTCAGTCGCCACGCGACGGCCCACACGGTGAGCCCGCGACAATTCAATCGCCGCAATGCAGTTCAAGGTCTGCTCTTCGCGACGAGCCTGCTCCTCTTCTTCGACGAGCAGGCACGGAGACTCGCTAACAACTGACCTGAGCACTGCAAGACGGCGGTGGTTGGTGCCGGGGGCGTGAGCAAGGCCGGAGGCACGAGTGCTTTCTCGGCCCCTGCGCGAGGAGAGCGCGCAGGGATGTGACATCACGCGGAAAGACTTTCCAGCGTTTGTCACTCCCGACACTAGAGGCCGGTGGCAACACCGTCTAACCGGTTATCCACAGGCTGCCGTTCTACGGGTAGATGTGGTACTGGGGCTGCCCGAGCGGAGTTGGGGGAAACTCGTTCGGGTCGACGGGATAGCAGCGGCCCGTCGACGGCACCCAGCCGCTGACCTGACCGTACTGGCCGAATATCGGACCCGACGCGGAGCTAAAGCAGCGGTCCCATGTCCCGTCGGCCTTGATCGGCCCATCGCAGTACTGCGCAAACGGTCCTGTCTCGCATCCCGCGCCGGCCGACGGGGCTGACCCGACGCCAACGCCGGCGGCGATGAGAGTGGCAGCGACTGCCAAGTAGATTCGCCCCGGCTTGAACATGGCTGGATTCCCCCTCTGTGTGATGTTGAGGGGACTTTACAAGATCACGCCCAGGTCAGAAGTGGTAACCGCTGTGCACAGGTCTAATGTGGGACTTCGTCAAGCCCGTTTTCGCGCAGTGTGGCGGTCATAGCCTCCACGACCCGCTCCGCAGGCCAATCATCTGGCGCGGAAATCAGTGTGCCCCCGGCCAGTTCGGTGGCGGTGAGCCGGTCGACAAGATGGTTGATTTGCCCAACTTCGTCGCTGATCCAAGTGCGGTAGCCGACGCCGATCTTCCAGTTTCCGCGACGAGCAAGCTGCCGCACAGGGTCATCGGAGAGTACGAGCATCGCGGGTTGCCAGACTTGCGCTAATGCAGAACATGCCGCGTTCCCATCGCCTGCCGTCAGGGACCCCTGGTACATCTCGCGCAATTCAAGAACCAAGTGGTGGGTCGGGAGTCGTCGGCCAACGACGGCATTCCCGGCCGCTATTCTCACTCTGGGCGCCACGCGTGACCCAGCTCCGGACACGGTGAACGCGTAGCCCTCGCCCGGTATAGGCTCGCCGGTCTCGTCACCACCGTCTAGTTCGCAGACGGGATGCGCGAGCACGATGGCCGTTAGCGCCTCGGGCTTGCCCTCCCACAGTCGGCCATCGGTTAACTGCCACTCGGGGATGTCAAATGCAGCCTGTAATTCACGGAGCATCGCATCAGTACGGGCCGCGATCGATTCCGCGGTCTCTCCGGCAGCCGCCCAGATAGCGCGGATGTTGGCGCGCTGGCTGCCCCAGACCGGGGTTGTGGTTGCGGTGCTCATGACCTCAACATTCTAAGGCGCTTTTGGGGTGTAGATGACATCAACGTCATAGATGAAACGATCCGCGAACAGCTGGCGAAGTGCACTGGCGCCGTACGGATCCGACACATGCCACTCAAGCCTTGCGTCTGGAGGTAAAGCTGCCAACTGACGCTGCACCTGGATAATTGCTTTGTCCGCCCGCCCTTGCCAATAGCTGTTATCGGGTGCGAATGCCATACCGCGGTAACCATCCTTAGCTTCGAGGAAGACTTCCTGCGGGCCGCGATAGGTATGTCCGTCGAAGTCAACAGGTGTGCCCGTGTCCGGGTTGGGCTGCACCCATTCGGGTAGGGCACCGGTTGGGGTTCTCTCAAGTCCGCCGATCTGCTGCTGGTAGGGCATCCAGTCTTTGTCGACGTTGTGGTTGATGTACTTCCAGCCCGGTTCGGTATCGCCCTTACTCCAAGTGGCCTCCGGGGTGCCAGGCGGCCAGCCGCCTGGGTGGTGCGGGTCGCCAGATGCGTAGTGCTGGCCGCCCGTCGGGTCGAACTGCTGCGGTGCGGGCGGCTGGTGCGGCACTGGCGGTGGCGTGTGATCTACTGCCGGAGCTGGGTGATCTACTGCCGGGGCATGATCAGCAGACGGGGCCGGGTGGGCGGTCGGAGGGTCGACGGATGTGTGCCCTGCCGGGGGTGCATCGTGGGGAAGCCCCGGCGTGTCGGGCAGACCGCCGCGACCAGCAATGGACGCGTCCTCCAGTCCTATCCGGCCGAAGGCGCCCTCGCCGCCTAATGGCACCGTCGTCCCGGCTATGGCCGCGTCGACCGTGGTTTTGCCGATGTTCTCGGGGATTTTCTCCGGGTGTTGGTATGAGGTGACGGCCTGATCGATCACGTTCTTGGCGTCTTCGGCCATCGCAGCGCCGGGGAACAGTGTGCGTTCGATCTGGTGCTCAAGGCCCTTGGCGCTGTTTGTCCATGATTCGGTGAACTTGTCGGCGCCGTTAAGTCCCGCCTTGCTTTTGACCTCGTCGATCGTTCCGTCGACGCGCTCGTTGGCGCCTTTAAGGAACTGTTTGGCCACGCCAGAGCCGAAGCCGTCCGCCGGTTTGGGAGCGCCGGGCATCTTGTCGAGTGCCCCGATCGTCCCGGTGAGGCTGCCTGCCTTGCTGGGGTCGATGGTCAGCTTGTCGCCCGCGCCAGGTGTCTTCGGGTACCACTCCTTGTAGTCGGCGACCGCCGCGGTGCTTGCGGGTTTCGTGTCGCCCGCACCGGCGATGTCCTGTATGCCCTCAACAATCCCGCGGGGCTTGCCGCTGGCCGCGGTCGCCGTGGACAAGCCCTCGCCCGGTGTCGGGTTCACGGCATCACGCAGAATCTTGCGGCCATCGACCAGCGCGGTTTTGGGGTTGACACAGCCGGTGATCTTCTGGGCAGCGGCATCAGCCTGGGCCTTGAGCGTTTGACAGCCCTGCTCCCACTTGGCGACATACTCTTTGATCTGGCGCTCAATGTCAGCGACATGTTCGCGGTTACGGGCTATCGACTCATCGCTCTCACCCTCGGCAGGGTGATATTCCACGTGGTATTGCTGGTCGATCGAGACACCCCGATCCTTATGCTCCAGAACCCTTTCGATGAGACGCTGGCCATTGACCAGGGGATCAACCACCTCGTATTCAATGGTGGCCGCAACGAGCTTGCCCGCATCTTCGGCGGTGTCGTTGGTGTTATCAGAGCTGTGACAGTCGGTAGATGCCGTGTCATAAGCGGCGTTCGAAGTGCGCCCGGTCCACTCTGTGCCATTTGGAGCCCCGACCCACCGCTTATACTCGTCAAAGACCTCCTTGAACTGCCCGGCCTCCGGTCGCCAGGTATCCACCACCGCCATATAGTCGTTGGCCTTCTTGGCCATGAACTCATCAAGCGGCGTCAACACCCAGTGCCCCTATGCCCGCTTCGGGGACTGATAGATGCTGGGCAGATTGCCGTACCCGGCCGCCAATGAACTCTCCGTGATCGCGAAAGCCTGCTGGGCCTCATCGGCGAAATCAGCGATAGTGTTCAACCGTGCGGCCCCGACCCGCTTCACATTCGCGATAGCCCTCGATACCCCGTACAGCGCCGCCAACCCCGGATCGGAACCAGCCGGGGTCGCGACACTGGCCGCGGTGCTCTGCGTGAGTTGGTCGGCGAGCGTGCGCAGATGCGGGCCGAGCTTGCCTAACGCCGCAAGATCAACCTTGAGAACGTTCTCATCGCCCGACACGACACACACCCCCTTAGCAAAGAACTCAGCAAAGACCCATTTCTGGTGACACTACACACTTAGTGGTTCTGGCGTGCAAGAAAGTTCAGCGGCTCCCGGCAGTCCGTCATCTGATCGACTCGGTGAGCCCTAGCATCGAACGCATGTTCGATAGATGGGCCAGTAATCCGCGGTTTCCGACTCTGAAGCGGATCTATCGGCTGGTGTACGTCAACATGCGCCGGGCGCTGCCGGAGAGTGTCGGCGGAGGCGTGCGGAACCGCAACATCACGGTGCGTGCGGAGGGCTTACGCATCGAGGAGTGGATGCGCGGGTACCAGATTGCGTGGATGCGGACGCACGATTCGCACTGGATAGGGGTGGTGCAGATCGACGCGCTCAGTGACAACGAGATGTCGAGCGTGACGATGACTCTGTGGTTGGCGCCCAGCATGTTCCAGGTCGAGAGGCCAGACGGCTTCTACGAGAATCCATACCGGCGTCGGTATCGATGA